CGCCTTTTGCTGCACCAAAGCCACAATATAGGGCAGGGCTCTTGCCGTAGTTGCGACGGAACTTGATGCCGTGAACGGTTTCGGGATTCTCTGCCTTGAGCTCTTCGATGACTTCCCAAGAGCGGTCTGTACTGCCATCGCTAACGAAGATGACCTCATAGCTGAAGCCGTGACTTTCCATCACTCGCTTAATCCAGCTAAAGAGCTCGGGCAACGACTCGTCTTCGTTATAAAGGGGAACAACTACACTTATATCCATATTCGTCGGATTACGATTTATTATTGATTTCTTTATTAGGCGGTTGAGGCGCTCTTACAGGCAGGGCAGCAATCAGAGAGACGGGCAAAGCCAGCAAGACGTTGTAGAACACGAGCTGGAGCATAATGTCGCGGACGGTCATGGACTGCACCAGCTTCTGCATTTCGTCCAGATTCACGTCGGGCATCATCTGCTTCCATGCTTCGCGATATTCCTCGCTTTGGAAAGCATTACCGAGCAACGAGAGCAAACGCCCATTGTCGAGATAAAGGAAGTAGAGGTATTGAACGGCATCGGTCAGTAAGCCTGCCAGCAGACACGTTACGAACGAGAGCCGAAGGACGTGGAGCCAACTGACCGAAGGATAGAACTTGCGGTAGTTTGTCAGCTGCTTGTAGAGCGTGTAGATGCTGATGATGCCCAGAGCCGTGCTGAGCATCGAGAGTAAGGGACGTTCTGCTCCGTACATTGTACAGAGGAAGCTTGCCGACCACATCAGTCCAATCGGCAGAGCCATCCAGCCGGCAGCATCCATTATAGAGGGAACCTTCTTGTCCATTGATTATTCTATGAGCGGACAAAGGTACGAAATTTATAATATAAATAATGTATAAAGGGCAAAAAAAACTCTTTAAAGAAACAATTTTGAATTTTGAATTTTGAATTTTGAATTATAAGTTGTACCTTTGCACCCGCAAAATCATGGGAAAGTCCTATACGGCATGCTCCTTGTGAATCCCCCAGGGCTTGACCGCAGCAAGGGCAGCAGGTCGTAGCGGCGCGATATAGTAAGCTTTCCCACCCGCCTCTTTAGCTCAGTTGGCCAGAGCACGTGATTTGTAATCTCGGGGTCGTTGGTTCGAATCCGACAAGAGGCTCAGAAAACGCAATTAGAGAGTTCTTAAAAGAGCTCTCTTTTTGTGTTTATAAAGGCCTGATATTCATATATAAATATCGCATTTTCAGTGATTTGTGAGGGTTAGACGAGGTAAATGTTTAACTCGCATCAAGAGCGACACAGAAAGACGGAAAAGGACAGAAAACGACATTTGTGTACATCATTTTGTGTACATTCATCGGCGATGTACACAAGTTGTGTACACAAAATGTACACAAAACGCATTTATTCCGTTGACAATGTGTAACTTAGGATGCCTAAAAAACGCAAAAAATGCAGCAAAAAAACGTATCAGTCATTTTTGACAGGAAGGGTGTCGCGGCAAAGAAAGGACGTGGCAAAGTTGAGATTAGGGTTTACCTTGATAGGAATGTTCGTAAGTACATTGTTGTCGGCTCAACTACAAAAGCAGGTTGGAAAACCTATCAGCACAGCAGAGAACTTGAACTTCAGCTAGAGCACTATGAGGAAATTGTCCGTGCCATGAGGATTCTTGGTGAGGATTTGACTATCGAAAATTTCAATGCCTATATTGAAGAAGAGAAGTGTAAAAAAGTTAAAGAAACTCCCCTTGAACGAGATTTTATTGAATTCATGCGTAGTGAAATCAAACGCGAGAAATTGCGGGAAGGCACATTGCGTCACAAAAAACTTGTTCTTGATACCTTAGTGTCCTATGGTAAGATCAAGACAATAGCTGACCTCACTCCTGCCAATATCCGAGCCTTTGACCGTTGGCTCCACGACACAGGAGAGCGTACAGAAGTAACTATATGGAACTATCACAAGCGCATCAAGAAGTACACTCGCATTCTGAAGCTCAATGAAATTATAGAACATGACCCTTATGAGTATTGCAAGATTTCTCGTGGGCATAGCAAGCCAAGGACTCCGCTAACAGAACAGGAATTACTGAAAATGCGCAAGGTACAGTTAATAGACAAGTTAGACCGCGTGCGTGACTTATTTATCTTTGCAGCCTATACTGGTATGGCTTATGCAGATGTACAACGCTTTGACTTTAAGAAAATGACACACAAAATTGGACGTCTGTACTACATAGACAGTGAACGCTTAAAGACAGGAACAGAGTTTTATACACCCATTTTGAAACCAGCCATGGATGTCTTGAAGAAATACGATTTCAAATTGCCGAAGATAACGAATCAGAAGGCGAATGACTATCTTCATGTCATTGAGGTGCAATGCGGATTCAAGAAGAGTCTGACCTTCCATTTGGCTCGTCACAGCTTTGCCACATTGGCCTTAGCCCATGACGTGCCAATAGAGGACATTTCACGGATGTTAGGCCATAGTGACATAAAAACGACTCAAATTTATTGTAAGATTCTGAAGACCACAGTTCAACGACATTCTGAAGTTCTGGCTTCATCCATACTCTAGAACATCTGATAGCAGACAAGCTTCAACACACGCGACCTTCCTGTTTCGGCAGAGAAGGTCGCTGCTATCTTCTCAGCCAGGTACTTCTTGCCGTGAATGAGGAAGATGCTATGCACATCGGGTACAGTATCAGCGAGGAACGAGAACGTGAACTTCCGCTGCTGATTCACGAAGAAATGCGTAGTCCTTGTGGTAGCCATTTCCTTGCCAGCAAGCCGCATGGAATACATATTGTAAGTATAAGTATTGTCAGGCCTCACTTCATGCCTGTCCACATACGGGTGTGGCATTTGTGGATGATACTTGATGTAAGTACCATCCCAGAAGCCCACATGAATCTTGTCGAAGTACTCCTCCTTCTTCTCCTGTTCTCCGATGGCAAGCGTATTGACAGCCTGCGTCTGGTTCTCATCCCTGTCTTCCGCATCCTCCACGTCATCCCCCAGCGTGCCGCAGTCAACAAATAGCATACTGCCATTTACTTCGTCTGTAAAGTCAATACAAGCCGGCACGATGCCCAGCTCCACCACATCAGCATTGTCATTGCCGTTGAAGATGCGTGGCCTGAACATATTGACAGGCTGGATGTGCATATAGTGATGAATGACATCCCCAACAGTCTCAGTATGGTCACACTTCAGCACGAAGTGCGTATCTTCCTCCCTGCAATAGTGGATGTATCGATACTGCCATGCATTCAGAGGCCCTGCACAGACAAGCAGACTATTGAGCTGACTCTTCATAGCAGCATAATTGGCGTAAACCTGCATCGGAAGACATGACGTAGCCCAATCGCAAGAATAGAATTTCCACATGTGATGTTCGCAGTCCTGATAAGCGATGTTCTTCTGCTCCACATAGCTGTCCTTGATATCCTCCTCCTTGGCAATCTCCACCGAGTGACTGTCAAGGACCTCGTCAATCTGCACTATATTCATCCCAGCAAGAGAACCCGCATTGAACGAGAACGACACCTCACGCGCCTTGTGGTCAATCTCGAAGGTGCCGTTCAGGAATAGCTCCAGCTGCTCCAGGAACTCGCTCACCGTCCAATGCGGCAGGATCTGATTCATGTAAGGCATGTGCCACACATAGGGAAAAGCCTGACAGATGATAAGGTTAGAGAAACCCGAGTTCTCGATGGCAGAAAGGTCATAGTGATAGCCAGAGCGCGAAAGCACCTGCTTAATCACCTCAATAAGGAACGGGAAGCCAACGATTGGCGGGTCATAAGAAGGATCTCCACCCTGATAGTAATAGATGGAGCCATACGCCCCCATCGGATTCTGAATGTTACCGGAAGTGTTGTTCACCCACGGCGGGCAGACATAGCCGAGGTAATTGCCATCCCGCATCTGCTCGGCATAGGGCCGCAAGTAATGTGAAGCCTGCCAATGCGCCTGATCATGCAGAGACGGCATCGTCAGCTCATTGATATAGATTTCATCAAGGGAAGAGTGATAGTTAGATGCAGAGCGTCCTTCCAGGAACTGCGTCTTCACCTCAGAGTCAGATACAGACACGATGGACACAGAGCCGTACTTGTGGAAGTCCTGGTCATGTATCTCACAGTCCAGCAGCTCCGTGTCGAAGTTGAAGTCCTTTCGGTAGATATGCCCGAAGATAGCGATGTTCTCAGCACATCCCTTGATAGGAAACGTAATGGAGAGCGTATAACTGTCAGCCCCCGTGAAGTAGTGGTTCTCGGAGATGAAATCAAAAGAAGTGCCCTTCTTCAGGACAGCCCTCTGTTTATTAATCAATATAATCATGCGCGACGAGATTTAGGAGTTTTGTTACGAATCAGTTTGTCATATTCATCCTGTGCCTGCTTCATGCCTGTCTCTCCTGTTACGGAGTTGACAGTCAGGAACGGCTCATCCAGTCTGTCCCGAAGAAGGCGTATCGTCTCAGCCAATCCATTGTCCTCGGTATTGGCAGGCGCATTCTGCACAATCACCTGCTGCGGCACGTTCTGAGAGCGTACAGCAGAATCTGCCAATACATGCGGAGCCGTAATCGTACGCGACACATCATTAGCATTAAGCCTTCCGACAGTATTTGTCTTCTGCGCATAGTCCAAAGCTTCGAGTAATGGCCTTGCCACAGGACTCTTCACCAGTTCCTGCGAAGCAACCCATTCCCCAGCGTGGACAATGCCAGCCACTTCGTCTTTCCTGCCTTCTTTTGTGAAGCCTCCGGCCATGTAGCCCTGAGCTTCCGAAGCCTGCTGTTGCTTCTTGATGGCAGCAATCTGTATCATACCAGCAGCTATTGCCATAGCAGCCGCTATAGGCGCCATCACAAAGCCCACTACAGGAATTGCCGCAGCCGAGCCATAGGCATTGATGGCATTCGTGGCCGTCTGAGCCACAGCCTGAATGACCTGCATGGCAAACATTTTTTTGTTAGCCTCGTTCTTGGCTTTGGCAATTTCCTTCTCTTTCTGCTTCTCCAGCTTCTTGACCTTGTAGTTATTCCCTTCGGCAAGCGAAATCTCCCGGTCATACTTCTTCTCGATGCCGGCAGTTTGTATCTGCAGTTCAGCCTGCACGATGGTAGTCAGTTGCTGGAAGATGCTGCTCATGCCCGATACAAGCGTATCGAGCGTACCCGATACAGCCTGCCCGAAGTCCGACTGCAGGAAGGACATCATATCATCATTCCAATCTTGGAGGAAGTTCTTGTTCTGCTCTGCCCCCTCGATGTTGTAATGTTCCATGAGCGCAATACGAGCCTTCTGGAACGCCTTTTCGATGCGCAGCTTCTCCTTGGCATTGTCCCCAGCAGCCAGCACCTCCTTGTGATAGACCTCCCGCAGGAGAAGCAGGTCAGCATCATACTTCGCGCGACGCTCCGCAGGATTGTCCCCGAAGTACTTCTCCTTCATCTTGGCCAGCGCATCCTGATGCCGCTTCTCAGCCTCCTCATATTCCTTCTGATGCTTGCGCTGATTGGCAAGAAGCTTGTCCTGCAGAGAACGCTGCGCCTGAAGCTGCTCCTTGGAACCTTTCTCATAGAGAGAAACCATCGTATTCAGATGCCTAATCTCCAGCTGCTCTATGGTTTCCTCATAGACAGTGTATGAAATGTTCCCATCGATGTATCGCTGCTTCTGCACAGCCATCACCTCATTATAGAGAGCTTCCTCTTCCTCGACAGTAGTCTTGACAGCCTGCTCCGACTGTTTCTTCAGCGCCTCATAGTATGCAGCCTCAATGGAAAGGCGTTCGTTCTCAGTCAGGTCCGTATGCTCCAGCTTCTGCTTGTTGAACTCCACCTCAATCTCCTGCATCCGCTTGGTATAGTCAAGGAAATTCTTTTCCCCCTTGGCATAGGAGATACGATTCAGCGCCTCTTCCCTTTGTTTCCATTCAGCTTCAGCAGCGAACTTGTCTTTGGCACTCTTGCCCCCATCATCGCTTTCACCTCCACCACCAGAGCCTGAGCCATCACCACCAGAAGTACCATTCCCTGCAGTCATATTATGAGCTTTGTCAGACAGCTCCTGATTCTTGGCAGAAAGCGAGTCAATGATGCCGTTAAGCTGCCGTACCTCAGCATCGGCTTCTTCAAGACGTTTCTTGAAGACACGATAAGCCGTAGGCGAAGCATTTGCCTTGCCTGCAGCTTCATCTTCGGACATTCCTTCTGCTTTTTCATAGACGAGCGCATCCTTCAGATTGTCCGGGGCCTCTTTTTCCACCTTCCGAAGTTTCTCTTCTGCCTCGGGCAATTTAGCCAGTGCCGCATCAATCTTCGCTTTGTTCTTCAGCTGCTCCACATAGATAGACAGGACTTCCGCATTATGACCTATCAGTTTGCCCTCCTCAGACAGACTTGCATGATAGTCAGGGATAATGCTCTGAAGCTCCTCGATAGCCTTTCGCCTGCTGTGTATGCTGGCCGTCTCATCCTCGATGACAGTCTTGAGGATTTCAATGCGCTTGACATCCTCAGCCGTATTACTGCGAGCCTCCTTCTCAATGTCAGCAAGCAGCTTCTGCGCTTTGCTCTGCCTGTTGAGTGAAGCCACAATAGCCACACCAGCCGCAATGACAGCGGCAGCAAGGAGCGCATACACATTAGTAAGTGCAGCCCCATTCTTCTTCAGCTCACCCATCAGCAGATTCTCCCGGGCCCAATTACCACTCAATCTTGCCATCGCCACCTGCAAAGCAAGGTGAGCCGTTTTGAGATGTGTCACCACCACAGCGTAAGCCTTAGAAGCAGCAGTTGTAATGGCTACCCAGGCATTATGCGCTTTCAACCTGATAGTGCTCAGATTGACAGCCACATTGTAGGCTACAATAGCAGCCGTAAGCGAGATAAGTGCCACCCTGTGTTCCGATATGAACGACACCGTCGTACTGAGGAACCTAAGCGTCAATGACGTAGAAGTATAGACATGACGCATGACAGGCAGCAGCTTCTCGCCCAGCTCAATAGCAAGTTCTTTGATGCGCTTCCGTGCCTTGTCAAGATCAGCCTGCACCGTATTGTTGAAGATTTGGTACTCATTCGTGGCCGATGTCGCCTCCTTGAACGCCTTGTTAGCCTCCTGTGTTTCCCACTTTACCATGTCCAGGTGTTCGGCAAGCGTAGAGAGCACCTGCGACATACGGACACCATCCAAGCCAAGGTCCTTGAACATAGGCGCCAGGACAGCGAGGCCGTCAGCAGAACCCAGGTCGTGAATGCGCTGCAAGAACATCATCAAGCCTTCGTAGGTGCTCTTTTTGAGTGTTTCCGTGAATAGCTCCACATCCAGCCCAACCTGCTTTGCAATCTCCCGGGGCTTCTGGAAGAGATTCATGGTAAGCTTACCGAGCGCAGAAGCCGACATCTCCACCTTCTGACCATTGGCATCCAGCGTAGCGCCGAAGGCAAGCAGTTGGGGAATCGTAAGGTCAGCCTGAGCACCTACACCAGCCATACGCTGAGCGAACTGCACAAGATAAGGCTTTGATGCCGTACAGTTCTGTGACAGCACATTCACTGTAGAACCTACGGCCAGCATTGCATCGCGTGTCCCCATCAGCTCCGACACCCCGAAGATGTCCGTCAGCTTGGCAATCGTCTGAGTGGCACCATCACCGAGGTCAACCAGCGCCACATTGATGATGTCCGCAGCCTCCACATATCCCTTCACATCTTCGAGCGTGTTCTTACCCAGTCGTCCCGCTTCCTGTGCCAGCTCATTAAGTTGTTCACGGGAAGTACGCGTGTCCATCTTCTTGAATGCCTCATTGAGTTCAAGCACCTTCTCCTCAGTCATCCCCGTATATTTTCGGGTGTTGGCAAGTTCCTCCTCCATCTCGGCAAAAGCCTTCACCGCATTGCGCCCGGCAAGCACCAGCCCAGAGAGCGCAGCGATGCCAGCCATTAGAGAAGTCTGCCATTCATTGAGCTTTCTGTTCATGCGGTCAAAGAAGCCTTCCCCGTCTCGAAGCTGCGCATTCATCTGTCGCAGCTCCGCCTTTACTAGCTTAATCTTTTCTACATGGGCCTTCCAAGCATCAGAGCCACGTTCAATGTACTCCAATTGCCGTGTCAGTGTCTGGAGGGTCTTGTTCAACTCACGCGGCGTAGCCTTATCAAGATTACGCAGAGTCTGCTCCACCTGTTGTGTAGCAGACTCCATCTCCCTTATTTGCCTCTTGGTATCAGCCAATTCCTTACGCAGCCGCTTCAGGTCGCTCTTGTTGCCAGTAGCCGCAGCCTTAGCAATAGCGGTCTCTAACTGGAGCGCGTTATGCCGCAGCTGTGCCAGTGTTTGCTGTGCCTGTTGTCCGTTAATAAGCAACTCGACGGTTGCCTTAGATGTCAAATCACTCATTTTTGCGTTTAATTTGATAATTCAGCACAAATAAACAACTGAATTATCAAACTAGAAAAGACACAAAAATAGCGTTCTTATCAGAACGCCATATGACTTGTATATACGGATTTAATTAATAATTCTATTAACCCTTTCATGAATTATCTGGATAACAATAATATCGTTAGTCAGAGTGAATAGAATCGGTAAAATGAAGGAAAAACTAATTTATTTGTGAACCATTAACTATCATGTTTTTAAACATGAGTTTAATAGAAAATGGAGCATATATAATTCCATTAAATTTTTTATATGTTTTTTCGATTGAATATTGAAATTGGATATTGTATGCATCACATATTTGTTGTACCAAAAACAAACCGATGCCTCTTCCCTGAATGTCAGTTTGATTTTGAACATTTCTACTCCTATATCCTCGCATATTCAATTTTTTTATTTCGTCATCACTGGGTTTAGGCCCCCAATTAATAAAAGTAACAGTTAATGAATCATCAATCTCTGAAAAATTAACATCAACAGTTTCTCCCCTAGGAGAATATTTTACTGCATTTTCCAAAATAATAAAGAATGCTATTTCAAGCATGGAACCAGATTTGTATTTGTTATAACTATTCCCTTTTAGGTTAACTTGAATTTTATTCTTATTTATACTGTCTTGTAAGCATTTATATGCTTTTTCTATTTTCTTAAAAATTGCAATATCTATTTCCGTTGTTTGTTTGATAATGGAAGGATCAACTTCAAGATTATAAGAACCAAGCCTTATTGATAAAAGATTAGATAATGCATAGATGTTTTTCGATAAAACTTCGATTTGTTCTCTATCAAAATTCCCAGATACTTCATCAGATAACTTATCAGCTCTGCTGATTAATTGATTAGTCAAGTTGTTAATCTCATGTATTGCGTTATCTAATGCTTCACGTTCATTTTGTAAGAGAGCAGATTGTTTTGCCTCATTAAATTCAACTGGCACATTACAATTACTAGTCAAAGATTCCTTAAACAATGATTTTAACTGTTCGTATTTAGAAAGTGAAATACGAGGATTAAAATCAGTATTTTTTATTCGTCGAAGTGCATCTTTCTTTTTGCTATGTTTTTCAATATTAAGACATGTAAAATAAATATCCTGATCCCCAAATTGTACACGTTCGGCACAAAATCCAAATGGGCATTTCTGAATTCCGATAGAAGATTTCAATTTGGAGTAAAAAAGTTTACAATCCATACTCTTCTGTCTTTTTGCGCAAAAATTTGGTATGTTAAATACACACCCATCTTTTATCTCATCTGTACCTATGACTTTATATGGAAATGGAGATATTATCATGCTATTGACAAGATTGAATTATTAAAGTTAAAATTGATATTTATTAGAACTGATTTCAATTCATTAGAAAGATTATCTTCAAGGAATTTTTTGAAATCAGTTTTATTATGAAGTATATAATTAACATATTTATGTTCTAATAATGTTAATTCATATAATGAAATATCCTCATCAAGCAGAGCCCCTCGTAATTTAAGCCACCATGTTTTCGGATCATTATTCTCTTTTACGAATTCGTCAAGTAAAGATTCCCAATCGTCTTTATCAAATCCGGTTTTAGTGATAATCTTGACATCTTTTAACACTGTAGCAATGTCAATACTAACCTTATTGCCAGTATATACTCCGTAAAGCTTATATGGATATTGTTTTTTTAAAGCATTTATTAACCCTACACCTTCGTATTTACAATTTAGTTTTTTCCCTACTCCTGTAATATCACTGATAATAATATGATAAGGTTCAGCCATATTAAAGTATTCAAGGTCCCGCACGCAATTAATATTAAAACCACATACTCTCATCTCATTTTCATACTCGAAATCATTATCATCAATGATAAGTATTTTAACTAAATTTTTGTTTTGAGATTTTAATTGGTATGATTTTGTGGCCAAATCTCTTACAGTCAAAAGTTTTGAAAATGGATTTTTAATAATGGGGGTCATATTTTTCTCTTTTTTTTGCAAAGGTACAAATTATTTGCGATATATATAATAAGAAGGGAAAAATACTTGTCTTTTGTTCCTAATAATTCAAAAGATAGTAACCCATGGTTTACTGTCTAATTGCTTGTGTGTTTAAATTTCAATATAATATGATATACAAATAAGTTCCCCCCCAAAAATTACGCTTACCACGTTTTTAGAAGAAATTGAAATTTTCCAGGACTCAAAAACCCAACGCACTGAAAATCAAAACAAAAGGGTCGAGGGAAAAAGAATTTTCCCCTCGTTTCCGTGTAACCACCCCCCGACCGCCCTGCATCGCCCCTTTGGGAACTCGCCCCAAATGATAGCGGAATATGTAGGAAACACTTTGCCCACTCTTTCAAAGCGATGTGCGGTGCAAGCCTTTCGCGTGTGTATGATGAGCGAAAACACAGGAAAGTGAGCGTGAGCCAAAGCACACATTGCGCGGTGACATCTGCATGTGCCAAGTATAAGAGCCACAGAGGAAAGGACATGAAGAAAGCCTGCACCTCTTTCCCGAAGGAATGTGATGCAGGCTCATGTCCTCTTCGCCGTGTGCTCACTGACACTTACAGATGGCAATGGCTCACGTCAAAACTTTCCGTACGATGAAGCGAACAGCCGAGCGAAAAGGGTTTGCTTTTGAAGCCACAGCAAAGGCGACAGCCACAGCTATGGCGATGATTATTAAGAATACTATCCAATAGAATGCAAGCGTAGAAGGCTTCTTAGCCTCCTTCGCTTTAGCAAGCGAGCGTCCGCTGGCTTGTAGATTACCCTCGCTGCTGACTGCTGTAGTGGAGCTGGAGCTGTCAGCAGTAACAGACTGGAGGCGAATGCCGCTCACCTTTATCTTAGATACATCAATGCGCGGTAGCGCCTTCCCTGCGCCTGAGCGTAGAGATGCTTCGCCTGCGCCTGAAGCTTTAGCTGAAGAACCACTTGTGCGAGTTTCCCGAGCACAAGGCTCCAAGCCGCTGCTGTCCGAAGTCCGTCCGATAAGCACTGTGCCATCGACGTTTTCGGACACCTGCGGCACAGACATCGATGTAAGCACGATGCTATCGATATGCAGTACAATGTTCTGGAGGAACTTGTCCGTAGCGAAAGAAGTGGCTGATTGCGATACAGTCTGCTGCATTGCAACCTCAACCTTTTCTTTCACTACCCGCTTTGTGGAGCGACACGAAGAAAGGAGCATCCACGAAAAAGCGAGCAGGATGGTCACTGCCAGACTGCGAAACTCAGACCTGGCATCAAACGAGGGGCACGCCTTCGCAGCAAAATCCCTATGTCCGTGTATCGTGGCATTGGGAAACCGCGCTTTGAGACGCCTGAGTAGAGCGAGCAATGCCTCCTTCTGCTCTGGCGTGCGCGTATCCTTTGGTGTCTTGCCATCAGAGGCGCAGCCTCCGATGTAGCAGATGCCAATGGAATGCTTGTTGTGTCCCACGCAGTGGGCACCTATTTGTTCAAGAGGGCGGCCCTCGTGGATGCTCCCATCACGATATATCACATAGTGATAGCCAATTGTGACGAAGCCCCTGGCCTTGTGCCATCGTGTGATGTCCTCGACAGTGAAGTCTCTGCCTTCACGCGTGGCAGCACAATGGACGATGATTTCATTAATCTTACGCATAGCAATAATGTACAATTTGAAGAATTTACTTTATCCCTGGACCTTGCAGAGCGTCTATCCTGTCAGCCAGTAAATTCAAGCACTCCTGCAGTGACAAGGGTGTGCCGTTCATCAGGATGTAGATGGTGCCATCTGCATCGATTTGAAGGAGATTCTTTCTGTCCGAGTCTGACGAGCCACCTCCAACGCTGAAGCGGATGTTGGCACCAGTGCTGTTGAAGCGTCCGAAGGCAGCTTCACCATCGTTCTGTGTGCGAAGAGCAGTGCCCATAGCGATGGAGTTTTCTCCTGAAGCTTGGCACTGATATCCATGCGCGAAAGCCCGCTTACCGCCAGCTCTGCTCTGCTGACCGCCGACATGGCTGCATTCACCGCTAGCGGTGTTACTACCACCTTCAGCGAAGGCGTTAGTGCCCGATGCTGTGTTGTTTGAATTGAAAGCAGCTGCCCTGTTGCCCACCTGACAGCTATGTCCGCCAGCGAAGGCACCGTAGTTGGTGAGCGTGTTGTTTGTTCCGAAGGCTGTGCCGTTATAGACATCACGCTCCTGCGTAACCTGATTGCCCGCATTGTTATACATGAGCGTGTCCTTGTTAGTAGCAGTCAGATGAACATCCGGCTGCCTGGCATTGACACGCACATCCACCTCCGATTTGCTGTAATAGTTGGAGGGGTTGAATACCTTTGACAAGGCAGCCCTCGCCAGTCCCACTAGCGAAGGCTGAGTGGAGAAGGATTTGATGAGAATTCCCATGGGAGTTGAGTTAAGAATTAAGAGTTAAGAGTTAAGAGTTAAGAGATAGGATTTACTGTGTAATCAGATACGCTTTTTTGATCGGTGTAGCTGAGCGCAGTTCGATGAACTTAGGATAGACAGCGAATGCGAGTTCAAAGTCCATCACAGAAGGCATGAAGCAGCAATCAGACAGCCCTTCGAGATTGGCAAAGGCAGGATTGTAGGAAGCCGGCAGCGATGATTGCTTTGCACTGAAATTGCCAGCGGCTTCCCTTTCGATGTGCAGTGCAGCCACATCGCTCAGCTGAACAGAGGCAACATACTTGCCATTGTCCAAGGTGAAATTGATTTGTTGATAATTCATAGATCTTTCTTTTCAAGAGATTGTTTGATACTCAATTTCTGAGATGCGAACATAGCACCTACACCGAGTATAGATGCAGTGAGCAGCAGGAATTGTGCTATGAGATAAAGCACAGAGTCATGTACCTGTCCAGGAGGCGGTACAATGAATCCTGCAATACCAAAGCCGACCGCTGCCAGGAAGGCAGCGACGGCGATGAAGTATTGAATTTTTACTGGAGTTTTCATAGAGCGTAGCGATTATTAATTAAGAATACCCAATTGCTTCAAGTCAGCAGTCAAAGCATCCGAAGGAGCGGTGAGCTGCTTGTACAGCGCGAGGATAGAGTCCTTCAGTTTCTCTGAAGGCGACTTCTTGTAGCGCCCCTTAGCCAGGTTTATCTGGCGAAGGATGTTCTTTTGTTCAAGACGCGCAGTCTCGTCAAGCGTCTGTTGACCAACCTCTGGCTTAGCTTCAGCCTGAGCAGCTGGCGTGGGAGCGGTTTCACCGCTACCAGTATCGGCAGCGTCCGAAGATGCTGTGAAGCTGTCGTAAGCCTGCCAATTCTTATGATACCGCTTATCCAGTTCGATAATCTCTTTGAGGAATGGATAGCGGTCGGAGTCCGGGCAGGTAGAAGCCTTGGTAGAGAGATTGCGCAGCTGAAGATGAAGTTCCCGCATCTTCTGCATGATGCTGGCATTCTCGACATAGAGCGCCTGTATTTCATCAGGCAGCGTGTCGTGATCGGCACGCTTGCCTCCCTTCCATTCCTGGGCTTCGGATTTAGGCGCCTTGCCCTTCTTAGAGGAAGCCTTTGCCTTGTCAAGCGCGAACTTACCCACGATGCCATCTACCTGCTTCTGCATGGCTTCGACCTCCTCGTGCGTCAGCTCCTGAAGGCGATACTGGAGGTAACGCTTCAGCTTGAACTCGATGAAGTCAGCATGACCTTTGAGATTGCTCTTGATGTTCCGATAGAGAATCTTGTTGTTAGTGAGCTGGAGCAAGAGCGTAGCTCCGACTTCAAGATCTCTCTTTTCAGCAGGAGTATTCAACCACTCCTGCAGCTTCAATGTGAATTGTTTGTCCATGATGAATTAAATTAAGAATGAAGAATTTAATAATGAATATTGAAATGAAATTTACTTTTTAGTAGCCTTCTGAAGCTCGTCATAATCTTTAGCTTTCGCGTCCAGCTCAGTGAGCGCACGCCAGCAGTCCATGCGTAAGACATCACGTTCCTTCGTGATGTCGCCACCTGTAAGTGCGCGGATTTGCGTATTGACGTTATCCTGCAGTTGCTTGTAGGATAAGGCAGCATTCTCCCCGTTACTTGGGGAGATGCCAAGGAAATGCGTGAAGAGCGAAGCGAAGTATCTCTTGACAGAGGTGAACCAATAGAAGATGCAGGTTGCTTCTTCTTTAGAGAGCCGGATGAAACGAGCCTGGTACAGGATGAGCGCCATGTCATGCAGAAGGTTTTCCTTCTGCGTCTGGAGATACCCCTGATAAAGATTATCGAGCGTAAGGAAATCTTCGAAGGATACATTCTGCAGGTCCGCATTTACAGCACGGTGGAAGCCGATACGCGAGAGGCGTACAGGATAGACAGGGAAATCACCGAGCCATTCAAGGTTTGAAATGGCCTCAGTGATTTGCAGTGCGGAGATTGGGAAGACCTGCTTTCCCCTTCGTACGACAAACAATGCGCCTTCCTGCCGTACCACGTGCAGGCCTGCCCATCGCAAGAGACATCTTGTTTTTACCTGCGTAAGCGTGAAGCTGCCATTAAGAAGGTGGAACACGAAGCGCAGTTCTTTGTCTGGCAGTTCCTGCCAAGACTTAGGTACAGATAAATCGATGACTGTTTTCATACCGCAAAGGTACGGAAGCAGCCAGACGCGCGAAAAGACAGAATGAAGAGACCGAAAAAGAGCCGTTTTTTATTCAAAAATTTGTTGTCTAATGTCTCAAATAGCGTTAAAAAAACAAAAAAAATGAGCATATATATAGTTCTATAAATCGTCATTTTTTCCTATTTTTGTATAGAAAATGTTTTAGAGTTCTAGTGTGTTAAGCATCACAGACTCAAAGACAGAATTAACATTTAATTATTTAATTATCAGTATTATGCCAAAGACAGTAGAACAACTAATTGAGAAGAGTCACAATCTGGCAGAGGGTATGCGCAAGCACCTTCAGGGCAAAGGCGGCGGAGTGACAAATGACGAAATCAGCGCAATGGAACAAAGTATCAAAGATCTTCTATTAGCTAATGCCGAAGTGGATCAATTGCGTGTAGAACTTACCAATAAGGTGAGAAATATGCATGCTGTGATGAATCGTCTGAATGAAGCCTACAAAGAAAAGAAAAAAACTCTGAAAGGCTATTATCCGCAAGCTCGATGGCCAGAATATGGAATACCTGACAAAAAATAACTTTGTTTTCTTCCTGATAAAATCCCGATACAATAAAATGTTATCGGGATTTATCATGAAACTCAGCTGTCTGTGAAGATGGCTGAGTTTTTCAAAACCAAAACCCTTTGGATTCCTTTTTATTCTCGAAGATTGTAGGATTGTACAGTTCGGCAGTCGCCGAGCTATGCCATTCAGGAAACTCCTCCGGATTATCCTTGATGGTATTCACGATGTCAAAGAGAGCATTGTGCTCGAAGTGCATCCAGGCCGTGGGGTCGGTGCTTTGCAAGCAACGAATCTCCACCGCCTGCAGCGTGCGACAAATCCTTTGGTGGAGCATTGAGCGGTACTGTCCAGCCTGTACCTCAGAGCGTAGCACGTCCATCAGTTCCACTGATAGGTACTGCGCAGCGAAGAACTGCTCAATGACGATAGCCTTTTCCCGAATGGCGAGGTAAAGCATCCAGCGCCCTTCTGAAGGTTTCGGAAGGCGCAGCGTAACCTCCATATTCGGGAACATCGTAGCGGCAAAGAACTTACATTGTTCCGACTTATTCCACTGCGAAGCCGCATAGAGCAATGGAATGAACTGCAAGAGCGCTGCGTCCCGGTTTTCCAGCAGCGTGTCAAGGAGTCGGTTTATCCGCTCCTTGCTTGCCGGAACGATGTTCTGATTGTTGACTATGCCGAACCCATTAGGCGTGAGGATGACATCCAGGTGTGGCAAAGCCCTCCTGAATGCCTCATAGCAGACAATCTGCCTTGCCAGAACCTTTGTAGGATTGTCCTCAGTATATCCGCAAATGGTGCTGAACGTCCTGTCCGATGTAAATGTCTCAATGAGCCATTTCTCGGTTGCGGCGAGAAAAGGCGAAATCTTGTCAAATAAGGGTGTTTCCCCTGTGACTGTCACCTGAATGTTCGGGAGCAGTGCGTTAAGCTGTTCGTTAGAAGTGATGAGCCTCATAGTATAATCATTTTTGGTTGCTGCAAAAATACCGCTTTTCCTTTCAGTACGGAAAGACACAAAAAAGCCTGAGCCGAAGCCCAGGCTATCAAGCAGAGAGGAACCAATCAAGCAGCCTGTGCTGCCTGACTGGTGCAATCCTCGATTGCCTTTGTAATCATGGCCGATGCTCTCTTGACATCGAGCAGGATTGTCTTGATGTACTGTGCATCCTGCTGAAGTGAAGAGAGCCATGATTTGAGATAAGGCGCACTGTCCTCCTTGATGTATTTGTCCATACCGCAGTACTGGCAAACCATCGCACTTGTCAGCTCTGCCACCAATTCCTCTTGTGCGTATTCGGCACTTCCGAAAGAAGCAGGCTTCAGCCGATTCAGATGCTCCTCCGCTCCCGTGCTGTGCGCCATTTCATGGAACGCCGTGCCGTAGAACGACTCACCATCCTTGAACTGCGAGAACTCTGGAAGCACGATTAACTTCTTGGAGATGCTATAGAAAGCACTATCCCCATGCAGCTGCTTGATAGGACAAATCCAGAGATTTTCTTCCATCATTCTGTCCATAGCATCGAAATGGAACATTTCTCCCTTGTGCTCCTGCTTCTTCCCGCCATTCTCCAGGATGATTTTCTCGTAAATCTCCGGCCTTGCCTCCTTCATGTTTGTCTGATCGATGTTGAAGACATTGTAAACCACTGTGCTCGGATAGACATTGTAATGCTCCCTCTCGCTTTCAGGCATCTGTTTGTACTCTTCGTACTTAATCTTCTCATTCGTGTCCTTGTTGACGACCGTAAAGCAAGTAAGGAAGACAGGGAAACTCTTCTCGCCCTTGTTGACCGACACCATCGGGCGCTTATTCCCCTCGGCATCCACTGCAGGCACATTGCCCACCGATGTCTTGTTGTAATTGAGACCCATCACTCTGTCGAATGTACAGAACACCGGGTACTTGTACCCTTGCTTCTCACAGTGCATCAGGAGCATGAGGCTGTTCATACCATTGTAGCATCTGCCAGATAAATTCTTCGGCCACGAAGCGATGCCCTCTGTGAACCAAGGCTTGCTCCAATCTGTCATGATAGACTCAATCTTCTCGATCATCATGTCCGCGAAGAGATTCAATGCTCTCTCTTGTGCGCTTTCGCTGTTAGCACCTGCGCCAGCCTTCTTAGCCTGCGCTTTTCTTGTCTTGTAAGTACTCATAATTTTGTTTATTAAAATGTTAATACTGTAGGCCATTGAGCCTCTGATTTTTACGTGCAATACGAGAGCCGAAAGTGGAAAGTGCGCAGATGCAAGGAATTGAGAACTTATTTCACCGAGAGGGCAAAGCAAATGTTTTGAGGCTTGTCCCAAAAGATTTTGAAAAAAGTGCGCTAATAATGAAGGATGAATGGTACTTGCAGGGCACGGGCTTGGCTACCTTTGCAAAGTAAAAATGAGGCGAAGGCAGCAGTATGACCTAATAAACAAAAGTACGCGCGAGACAAAGCAGGCAAAGAGCGGCACAGGTAAGCGAAAGTGCATGAGCATTTGAAGAATGAAGCAATGAAAGAATGAGAGAATGAAGAAGATAGAGCATGACAGACGGAGCAAGCCCACGGAGGCAGCTTGCCGAAGAAAGGCAGATGGGTATGAATATAGAATCATGCTGCACAGAGGGTAGCAACAAGTGTACTGGAGAGAGACGATATAGAGTGATGGAGGTGAAGCAATGTGCCAGCAGTGGAGCCGAGAAAGGGAATGAGCAAAAGGGCGGGGAATGTTTCCCTCCTTACCTTACGGGCGTGGACACAAATGGGAAAAAGGATTAAGGCAGAGAAGAGAGTACAAGCGAGAAGGAGCGATGTCATTCCGAGCGGTGGCGAACCAGACAAACGGAAGGAGGAAAGCAAGGCAGAAAAGAGAATGAGCGGTAGAAGCAGGCGCACCTGATGGGATGACGCTATGGCACAGGATGCAATGGAAAACCTACCAAGTAGTGGCATGGGGATGTGCTCAGTATCTCGTTAATCGCCTGAGTGAATAAAGGAAAGCATAGTGAGTCCGGCACGGCTGAAATGGCAGCACAGGAGCGGAACAGAGCATCGCGCCTAAGCAGGAAGTCCGAGCAGAAGAGGGATTAGAGGCGGAGCAGAAGTGAGCGCTACCAGCCCTCACAGACAAGTAAAAAAGGACAATGCACCTAAAACATAGCGACCTGAAAGAGGATGCAACAAGACTACCTCGCGATGGGCATCTTAGCGCGTTGCCAAGCCAAGATGCCGCCATCAAGATTGATGACCTCGTATCCCAGCTTAACCAACTTCTGAGCAGCCGATGCGCTGCGACGGCCACTGCGACAATAGACAGCCGCAGCCTTTTCTTTCGAGAGCTTGGCGGTCGCCTGCTCCTCGAAGTTATAGGAATAGAAATCTACGAGCAAAGCATCAGCAATATGACCCTCCTCATATTCCTCTTTCGTGCGCACGTCCAGCAGTTGCACTGTGGCCGTGTCGCCGATGATTTGCGCGAACTCTTCAGAAGAGACAGTCTTGAACCCTTTATTACGATGAGCATTCACAGCCCAAGCTGTTACAACAATAATAGCGAGAACGACTGCGAGAATGATTTTCGTATTCATAATATGTTATCCTTAAAACCGCTGCAAAGGTACGACAATTTTTGAAATGAGCGGTGCCATTTTCCTCAAAAAGCAAAAGAAAAGCCTTTCCCCGTCAAGAGCAGACGACAGGAAAAGGCTTCAGATGCAGTGATAGGCAGAAGGGTTACTTCCCTGCGGCTATCACCAATTTATTATGTTCTTTGTCATAAGCGATCTTATGCATGAAGGAAACCGTGTTTCCCTTTTTAATTTCAGACACGTCAACACCCATTTTTATAAGGATGTCAACGAGCATCATGTCATGAGCTGCACGTGCTGAAGACCATCCGGGGTTTCCCACGGAATAATTCAGCTTATCTACGATGTCTTGGATAGAAGCAAACTCAACAGGAGTCGCAAAATCGGGATTGGAAAGATGTTCTTTCATAATTAGGATAATTTTGAAGTTAATATAATTCTTCCGCATCGTACCTTGACCACCGTGGCATCCTATGCTCGGTTGGTGAGTGAGCCTAAGGCTCCTGCTCTTGATGCTGCTGCAAAGGTACGACAAAATTATGAAACCACAAAGCCGAACACAAAAAAACTCACGGATGAGCCGTGAGTTCGTAATGAAAAGGAATTGTTCACACATTGGCGAACAATTCCAACTGAGCCTGCTTCTTAGGCTTCGGAGCTTCGAGCTGATCACAGATGGCAACTCGGATTCCATGTCTAATTAGACGTGGCAAATAAGTATCTAAACTGTGGTGCGGGAAGCTTGCGATAGTGATTTTGTCTTCTTCGACAATGTCAGTGAGACAAAGCACCTCAGCAGCTTTGATAGCATCTTCTTCGTAGCACTTGTAAACATCACCGCTACGGAAAAGAAGAAGTGCATCTGGGTGATTCTTCTTTAACTCGACAAACTGTTTGAAGAGAGGTGAATTAGCTTGTTTGTTGCGAGCTATCTCGGCTTCTACCATAGCTTTGAACTCTTCCAAATCATCATCACCTTTGAAGATGTCCCAGAGGCAGACCTTCTTGCCACTGGCGACAAGCTTCTGGATGCACTCATCAAGATATTCAATATCGAAGACGAAATACAGTGTGTCATCACACAGGATTTCTGGAGTGTTATTGAGAGCTTCAGCGCAAGCCTTAGCATCTTCTCCGAACTGTTCGCAGACAGAACCCTTACGACCGATGACAACAGCATCAGGATGTTCCTGACGGAACTTCTGCATCTTTGAGCAGCAGACGAACTCATGGGCGGCCTCCGACTTTTCATCGGAAGGCTCACCTTGTTCTGCTTCAGCGGCCACTTCCTGCGCTACCTCTGTAGCCACCTCTGCGACCTGTGCCTGCTCGACAGCTGACTTGCTCTGCTTGTAATCGAGCGAGAGCGCTGCAAGCTGTACTTCATTGATTCGGAGATTCAACTTCTTAGCGAGAAGGAAACTGTACCGAATTGCACGAAGCGCATCGCGGAAATTCATTTCACAGCGGAGCTTACCCTCCATGCCTTCGACAAACACCTGCCAGCCGTGCTGACCATTCTTGAACTCTTTCTTCACTGCGGAAATCTGAACATTTGCTTTCATTGTTTTGTAATTTTGTAAGTGAAACATAAATCTTATTTATTTTTTACGAACAACGAAGAGCGTCAACGGGGAAAGGCCCTGTTGTCAAGGAAGGATGTCCGGCTATTATTCAAAGAAAGTGGCAGCTCCGACGCCGAAGGGAATCATCTTTCTTTAGAAAAATATCTGGAAACCCTTGACTGGAGCCGCCGAGCTACCTTTGTGAGGAAAAAGTAAATAAAAGATTGTCGTGGAGCTGGAGGAATGGAGAGACGATGACAAAAGCAGATGTAAGATGGAAGAAGTAAGAAGGAAGAGTAGAGAATGCGTAGCTGTCAGAGGCGAGAACATAGATGCAAAACGCCCCCTAATCATCATTAGGAGGCGCATCTGGTGTTACCTGTTTTGCATCCCTGTTCTCGTCCAGGGTAGTCAGTTGAATGAACGGGCATTCCGGGTAAGCATGTTTCCACTGATTGAATTTCATGATGATGCGATGCACGGTAAAGAGCAAATCGTGATACGGCTTTTGAAGCGCCTGAGCAATGGTATAGAGTTCACGCTTGTCAGACCCGCTGTTGTTAGACTGCGACTTTCCCGGCACAGAGCCGACGAGGTTGGAGTGAACGCGCATGGTGAAGCAGACCATATTGACAGCCTCTTGTATGTCGGTGGACCAATCGCCGCCCTCCTTGCTCTCATCAATCCGATTGATGACCACATCATGCTGTTCCTCGCCGTTCGGAGAGATGTAGAACGTGGAGAAGAGCGCCTTGCCGCTGTTCTCGGCACCCGTCAGGAAGTCAATGATAAGCTGCTTCTCCTTGACGACCCTGTCCTGCTGCTTCTTGATGTCCGTGATGCGCTCACGCTTGAAGATGCCCTCCCAGTAGCGTTGAGACACCTCGATGTGGTATTTGAGTGGAGCCGAGTTCTTCAGCTTCGCCTCCTTCGCCATCCCGATAAGCTGCTTGATGTTGTACCAATTCCCCTTGAAGAGCGCAGCGTAATAAGGGATAGGATAATACGTGCTGTCCGGTGTCGGCACACGGCAGACCACCGCGAACTTCCTGGCAGACGACTTCTTCTGCATCCGCTGCTGCAGATCGCCCCACGGGTTGTCGAACGAAAGCAGCGGAATCTTCTCCACCTCCTTGATGGATGCCAGGGACTTGTTCCAGTTGGCATACAGCACATACTCAATGCGCCCATCCGATTTCGCCGGAGAGAAGCGGCAGTAGCACACCTCCTTTCGGTAGAGCCGTACGATGCGCTTCCCCTCATTGTCCAGGATGATGACCGAGACACACCAACCGAAGTGTTTGAAGTCCTGACAGACCCCGAGGAAGTAGGACGGCAGCGAATTGGTAAGCAGGAAGTCCTCCACCTCCTCCTTGACAGACGCAGAGCACCCATCGGTGTTATATACCAGGCCGGAGCCATAGCACACCTCCGCATTGAACATCTGACAAGTGGCGAGTGTCTCATCCTTCTCAATCATGCTGAGGATATTGTACGGCATCATATTATCGCCACCCCAAGGCACATACTGCGTGCCATCGGTCAGCGTAATGGGTGCGATATCGATGTCATCCTTGAACACCTTTGCGCTGTCCGTAATGAATGCCACCGAGCCTTTCGCCTCCGGCATATCCTCCACAGAAGAGAAGCAAATGCTATGTTGAAAACGTTTCTTTTTCATACGAAAAACAAGTGTCTTTTGCTATTTTGAACTATTGTTGTACCTTTGCACCAGAAGTGGAGCGAGACAAGGCTCACTTCTGACAGTCGTTTGGCGTATGCCAACTCCTTTATGTATGATGAGCGGCCTTTGTGCTGCTCACACTTTTTATATAGATTATATGGAGTACGATATCTTGTACCCTTCATCCCCATCTTCCCGAACCGATCTCTTGTGGAAGTTCACATAGAACTCCGCAATGTTCGTGACGCACTCAGCGAACTTCAGCGAGCGGTTGCCCTTCTCGGGCAGCGGCGGTCCGAACACCACCCCGAAGCGGAAGCGGTGATTGCTCTTGATGCGATACACCCGGCTCCCGAATCCCACCTTGTAGATAATACCGCCTTCCTCCGTAGCCTCACGGATATTCCCGAACAGATTTCGGCAGTTCTCCTCATACACCCATTCAGGATTCTTGTCAGTCCCGACATTCTTTCCTATATATACGACCCCATTAGGTGCCATCTGCAGCTTCTTCTCATCATAGAAGAGATGCCAACCTCGCATAACGGGTCCGTACGAGCGTGTGTGCCTGTCCTCGATGTCGCGGTACCGAGGTTTCTTCTTCGAGTACCGCAGGAGGTAAGGCACATATCCCTTCTGCATCAAGTCAGTAGGGTGTTTGACGATAAGACGTCCATTCTTCGTATCACATTGAATATGATAGAAAGGATGTGTAGAAGAGCTCCATAGATAGCGCAGCGCATTAATCATCCGCAGGAGCAGAGAGCCGAGCGAGTCAGGGGTGATAGCATCCTGCCTTGTCTCGGAACGGAAAGCCGAAATCAGTTCGACAACTTTAGAGATATATTCCATAGCTAAAAGTTTTCTGCAAAGGTACGGATACAAAATGACGCACGAAAAGACAGAAAAATGCAGAAAACTCAAAATAATTTTGTACCTTTGCAATCGTAAAGTACAAACAACTATTAAAAATCACAAGAAACAATGAGAAGCAAGATTGAAGATTACAACGCAGTAGTAGAGGCAGCCAGCAAGTTTACAAAGAGCGTAGCCGAGGGTAACAGCAAGTATGCCAAGGAACTGTTTACCGAAGATGCCTGTCTGTTTGGATTCCTTAACGGCAAGTTCGAGCGTGGCAGCATCGAGCAGTTCTATCACAATGTAGATACTGTTGGTGCAGGCGAGCAGTTCAAGACCCGCATCGATGTTTTGGAACTTGAAGAGACATTAGCCGTAGTTCGCGTATTGGAAGAAGGCTGGGGCGGCACCATCGACTTTACCGATGTTTTGCTCCTGCTGAAGATAGACGGCCAGTGGAAGTGTGTAGCCAAGGCATACAATCAGAATTCAAATACCATTAAGGACAATTAAGACTAAGGCAAGACAGAATGTTTAGTGCATCCTGCCAAGTTTCTTCCCGTCCAAATCTGCCAAAATCCCCTGGAACTGTCTTCCGAGCGAATCAGCCATGAACTCCTTGATGTTCATCACCGACATATAGTATTTCCGAGAGAACCAGTGGCGAGCCTTGCGCACTTTGGGTTTTCCCAAATCGCCACTGTTCCCACGCGGCACCTCTTTTCCAGTGCCGTAATCCTGCCACAAGCCATATTCGAGGAAAGCCTGTGACAGATGCACCTCCGACACCTTGCCGTCAGCCGTAGCGCGAACCCCAACAGGAGAGCGCAGCAGCTGGCCAGTGTCAATCACCCCAAGGAGCGTAATCTGTTCCTGCCAGATTTTAATCATCGTGTCATTGAACGCAGCAACGTACTTGGCACGCTCCTCGATGGCCTTCTGTTCAAATTCATAATTCATAATTCACAATTCATATTGGGGAAGTGTTCCACTCTTCATTATTGAAGTGCAGGTCCGTATAGACATCCGTAGCAACTTGGAAGTAGGCGCAAGCGCATCCTGAGAAGAAATACTGCGGAATCTCATTGAAAGAGATACGCGGGTCAAGGTAGATGTGTTCACGTTCTACCCGTACCTTCTCCTGGATGAGCACCGACATGAACTGCCGGAAAAGCTCCCGCATCGTGTCCATGCATTGCTGCCTGACAGTCATGTCATCCAGAGCATGACGCATACAGATGAAGATAGTCTTCACCCTTCGGGTATGCGGTGTATTATTCAGCTCCGTATAACCTTGGGCGATGTCCGACACAGCTACGAAAGCGGTTGTCCGCTGAAGAGTATGCAGCGTCTCCTCCAGCCCTTCCAGTCCGCTCACCCGAAGGAAAGCGAAGTGTTCCTGCTGTGCCAGTTTGTTAGAGGCAGTCAGCCGTTCAAAGAAAGCAGTGGCATTCCAATTGAAATTCGTCATACGAATTTAGATTAGAGATTAAGGCTGTCTGTCTCATCCTCCCGGACTTCTTCATAGTCATCATATATGATGTCCGCATCCTCATACTCGATGTCATCAATGTCAAGCGATTCAGCGCGATATTTCTCAATCATGTCCGAGATAACCTTCTCGATGTTCGGTATGGGCTTGATGCCCAGGACAGACGGGTCATCAGTAGCAGTGAACGGTTGGACTACAATCATGTCGTATGGCACAGATTGTTCGTCCTCCACGTTCACATTATTGAACTTCGCGTATGAGGTGGCCGCCCGCTCCATTGTCTTCGTGTCCTTGCGCTTCTTTGCCATCTGGTATGTTTCCAGAATCATCTCGTTGTACTTCCAGCGATGGTAATCCCGGGAAGCCTGCGTGATATTCGGCAGCACAGACTTGATGATTTTGAGGTCATCGTAAGCCAGTGTCTTGCAGATGCCGAACCTACCGATGGCCACATCCACGAACTCCTTGTCTTTACAGTCTGGGTTAGATATAACCCAGTTGTAAAGCTCACGGAGGCGCAAGACACGCTCAACGGAAGCGGCGGGATGCTGCTTCCTCAGCTCATCTTCAGCTGTGAAGAAGTCCGTAGTGATAACATCTTGTACTGCAGGAAAGGGCACGATAGTAAGAATGAAAAAATGAAAGAATGAAATAATGAAGAGTGAAGAATTTGCTACCGCTGTGATTTACTCATCATCCTCCATGTCTAGGAGATTACGATGAGCGTTCTCGATGGCAAGAGGCGAACCTACCTGTGCCAGCAACATCTCCTGTTGATGCAGTTTCACTCGGGAGGCAGCCTTGCCCCTGTGATAAGCCAGCGAGACCTCCGTATGCTTGTTGCGTATTTCATCACGCAGCATCTCAGCAGGAATATCCAGCATGAGCGCCATGTCCGAGATGGGCAGATAGATAGAAGCCCACTTACCGATTTGTTCAAGTTGTTCTTGTGTGAAAGTCATGGAGTTAAGAATTAAGAGTTAAGAATTAAGAATTATAAGGAATCAACTTTTTGAGACAGTATTTCCGAAAGCGGCACCGAGTGCCATTTGATAAGATGTTCCACTTCAGCGAGGAACTTGTCAAACACGGCAGCTTCAGTAGTGATGATGTAAGCTTCATTACGATTACCGCGTGTCAAGTTCTGCGAAGTGATGATAGATACTTTGACCCCTGAAGCAGACTGCACGAGTAAGACCTTCGAATGGTTGTCTGCGAGAACAGTATCAGAAATCACCTGATCGATGAACCTCCACAGGTGGAGCGTCTTGTTTGTAGCCTTGAAGTCCAGTACCAGGTGAATAGCCGAAGCCTTGCCACCTCGTGTGATGAAGTACAGTCGGCGCAGGAACTCCTCACTGATAGAGAAGGACGTCTGCCATACCTCAGAAGGGCCGACCTGCTCCAGCACCCATTCGAGAATATCCGCAATCTGCACCTCATTAGTGAGCGCAGACTGCACAGACTGCTCAGCAAGCGGCCTGAAGATATTCTCTATGGATGTTGTTCTTTTCATACGGCAAAGGTATAACAGTTTGCAGGAATGGGAAAAGACACATCATGATGAAGTCCGAAACGCCACAGCATGTGTTGTCCAACGCAACAGCATGTGTTGGACATCGCAACAGCATGTGTTGCCCAACGCCACAGCATGTGTTTTCCGACCTGCCATGTTAGAGAAAGCAAGGAATACCATTCACCTCGAAGATAAGGCAGAGGCGAATAGTTCGAATCTGATTGGACTTCAAGAGCTTCACCTGCTGCGTACCTTCGTAGAAGTTGTAACGCAGCGGCAGCACATTATTCAGTTCAAGGACACGTCCGTCCTTCGCCCAGCACTTGATATCGACAGGCTCAGGAGCCTGCAGCATCTTTCTGACAGTAGAAATGTGTATTGATTGCATGATGAAGGTTAAGAGTTAAGAATTAAGAGTTAAGAAAGAATGAAAAGGAAACTATTTGAAGGTGTCGTTATATGGCGCAGAGAAGACCTGCGGGAACCTGTCTTCGTCCAGCCATATAGAGCTATCTTCGAATCTCCATGAGAACTTGATGTGAACAAGGTCCTTGGCACTATCGCTAATCTCCGAAGTGATGTCAGAGATAAGGATGCGCAAGTCAGGGTAATCATTAGACAAGTTTAGAGTCACGCAGTCGGACTCCAGGAAGTCATTGTACCAATGTGCTTCCTCTTGGGAGAGCGGTACAGTCTTCACCTGCCACTTGCGGGACACCGACTTGTCATAGAAGGAAGTGATGTTCAACGACACAGCTTCCTTCCTGCTGACTTCCGTCTTCAGTGTGGTAGTGCCAAAGACTGGCATCGACTCCAGCGCATTGTAGCTATTGCGGAATGAAAAAAGGATGGTAGGCTCTTCCTCCACCACATAGACCGTCATCGAGCGGCGGCCAGCATGAACAGTAAAAGCTAGCAGCTTGCCGTAGTCCTCTGCTGCTGCAATCACCATATTCCTGATAGACATAGGCGAAATGGAGATGTTATAGATATACGGCACATTATGGTAGTAGAGCGAATAATTCAGCCGATAATTAATTATCTCCCCATCCCGTTCAAAGACACAGTCAATGAAAGGCGTGCAATACTCCTCAGGCGTAGCAAAGAACGAGATGGAGCCATACGACTTACGCGGCATCACATAAGAAGGGCGGCCAGTAAGGAAATGCGACTCCAGGAAGTCAAGCGTATCATTGTTGACATGCTTGTGCCGCGAGAAGATGATGTACTTGTCTTCAAGCTGTTCACCGCCATTCTCATGTGAAATCATCAGCTCAAAAGAAGCCAGCGTAAGATTATGGGCAATCATGTATTGCTCCACTATGGAGCGCAGTTCATAGAACGTGCATACTCCGACACTATTCGCATAGAGCCGCGTAGAGTAAGCAGTATGCCCATCAAGAAAGATATCCACCTCGACGTGATCTTCATCCTGGACAGTTTCGATAGTGAACGATTCCGGCAGGGCAGAAGAGAAGGTATAAGTTTCAAGACTTAGCATTGCAGAAGAATTTTCTGCAAAGGTAAGGCAAAAGAAAAAAAACTAAAAAGACAGAATAAGAAGGAAGGTGACCTAATTGGCCACCTTCTCTTCCTTCTGCTTCTTAGCTGAGGCTTTAGGCTTGCTGCTCTTGCGCTTGCCCTTTGCTTTGGCTTTCTCTTCATCAGCCTTAGCGAGGACATTATCGACGCTATGCTCTTCGACGAACTGTTCAACAGCTTCATCGATTTTCTCTTTGACCTCCTTCTGCTCAGGAGTGAGGGCAGCCTCTTTGAGCTTGCGAATCTCCAGCGAGAGACGAGTGAGACAGATGTCAGAGATGTAAAGCCCTGTCTGCTTCTTTAGCAGGAAAGCCATTTTCATTGCAGCGTAGGGTGACTTGCAATAGCATGTTTGCTGTTCATTACCCTGTGCATATACAGCCCATACCATGTTGTCAGACTTGTTCGAGCGAACATTATCGACGAGGATTGAATTGTTTGTTGTCATGATTGTAGAATTTAGATTGTTTGACATATTGTGAATAATTGATTATGCTATTTGATAAACTTCGATATACTGGATGTCCACCATACCACGGGCGAGACTTTCCCCTTTACGGCTTGCCTCTGCGAACGAATTGGCTTCGATACTGTCATATTCATAGTATTCTCCATCTTCACCATTTACTACAACTCTGTAGAGATTGCTGCTAACTTGACGGCGTGAACGGCTTTGTCCGAAGCTCAATTTTGATTCTAATGTAACGTGTACCATAACTTTGAATGTTTAATGTTAGATTGAATTACTTAGCTTTTTTAATTTTTACAGTGCATACAGCCGGAAGCAAGGAGAAGGAATGTAAATGCAAGGGATGGCCGACAAAAATTTCAATCAGTATGACTTAGAGAATTTGGAGATAGGAGCAACTGCACCCCAAAATCTTTGAAACTTTTTCGAGCCAAACGGAAACGGCCTGTGTGTGACCCTTGCAGCATGACGCTTGTCCGACCTTTGCAATGGAAAAATGAAAGGCGCGAGTAAGAAATCTATTGAACAGACTAAGTGGTACAACGTGGAATGAAGGATGAAATAGCAGGCTAAAGCAACGCCAACAAATAAGCAACCCTTATCTCTGTTGAAGGTAGGGGAGAAGGGCAGAAGAATGATTATGAGAAAGAAGCTGTAATCAGCGGCAACAAAGGAGTAAAATTTGCGGTATGGTAGGCATTCAGCGAAGCATCAAATGCCAATTCTGAGTGTCAAACAATCAGCAAGCATGACAACCTCAATCCTTAGTGATGTTCGCAAATGTTGATGAATGGGTGGTGGCAAGGTTGGTATGAAGAAAAAGAAACAGCCCCGACAGCATAAGTGTTCAGATGTTGCTGAGGTGTGTCAGGTGCAAGAGAAAGTCATTCAGAAGCGAAGTATATATTCATCCTCTTCTTTGAATGCGTTGCAGTTTTCCATATAGTCGTGCATCTGCTCGAAACTTTCGCCATGTAGGTTATAGCTGAAAAGCCGGACTCGCTGGATGGCATTGATTAGCTTATCGGGATTGTCCTTTCGAGTGAGTTGGCGTAGGGCACCAAGATAGTTGGAGCGGAACACCGTGGGGATGATAATCTTCGACTGTCCTACAGCCGTCAGTTCAGCGTTCATCATGATACGGGAAAGTCGTCCGTTACCGTCAGAGAACGGATGAACTGCGCTAATCATGAAAAGCATGAAATGTGCGCGGGCAAAAGGGTGTCGCAATGCACTATACACCTCAAAGCCCTTCTTTAATGTGCCGCGAACCTGCGCGAAATCGACGAAATGAGTCTTACCTGCGCGGTTGTTCTGTGTCTTGAACATACCAGGGTTAATTTCATGCCTGGCAGACATCATCACACGATGCCGATGTTGGAGGATGTCAAGCAGATGGTCGGGTGAGGTAGGGGTGATAGCCATTTCCTTACGATTTGACACGATGTAGTATGTTCCCAGTACGTCGTGGCTGTCAGCATTACGGGCAGGCATTGGGGTACGTGTTTCGATAATCTGTCTGGCATCCTCCACCTCGAACTCTGTTCCTTCGATATAATTTGAGAAATAACTCTCAAAGAAAGCGAAATTGTTATAGGCAGCATCCGTCTTATTAGGGTCAGGGAAGTTCTCAAACTCACGTTCGTTAAGTGCAGCCATCAGAATGCTGAAGAGTTTCAGTCGTTGACTGTCGAAAGGTTCACCTAATGCTCGGGCCTCGGCAACGGACGAAGTTAGAATCTTCGAAGGTTTTGTTGAAAGAATTGCGCCAATGATAGAATCCAGTTTCTTGAACTCATCGGTCATGTTGAGTTGAATGGAAATCTCACGAGCAGAGTCACGCAATTTATTCAGTTCGTCCTCGCCATTGGTCTGAAGTACTTTGTCCAGTTTCTCTTCTAAGACAGCTTATGTAAGACATTTGGATACTCCATCGCGACTATATCCTGTCTGGAGGTTTTCAAGATAGGCTCTGGCGCTGCATGCGATATGCAATCCGCCCATGAAAGAATAATCACTGGGCAATGCTTTCTGACCTTCAAGCAGATGGATGGTAACACCAGGTAACGAAACCTTCTTTGTGTAATAGAAGGTAGATATGCCCGTCGTTAGTAGGCCGACACTCGAAGGCACTACGATGACTGATGACAGCATCGGGGTATTGCTCGCCAAGAATAAAGGAGAGGTTTCTACGGATGATATTCTCCAGCGTATCATTAAGATTGGTAGTGTATATTTTCGCAGCAATCTTAACAAGACGGCCTTCCTTCTTCATCTTTGTGATGAAATTGTTAGTAGCCTTGTCTGAAGAAGCCATTACAATTTCATGGTTCAATAGCGTATTTTTTCCACAATCTTATGTAATTGTGATGCAAAGGTAGCATAATTTTCCATAAGAGTGTTGTTTTTGTGGAAAATTTTCCAAATTCATGAGTTCTTTTGTTAATGCTACTGCATTTGGGCTAATTTTAGAGTCTGGAATTAATTCATATAATAAAGGAAAACAATCTTCTTCATAAACAATATTCGTTCGTTTTAACTTTTCTCCCATGTTTCTACAATTAGCCCAATCTTATAGAAACAGACTTCGTTGCTTATATTATTTATAGCGAATATGTCTATATTGCTGAAACGTGGGACACACAACTTTGTGGCTTATTAATATTCCTTTTTGCCCGTGTTCTTTTGTCAAGTGTAAAATATTGCAATCTTTTGTATTCTCGTTCATCAAAGAATTGTCGATAGTAAGGTGATTGGGGAATATTAAGTAATGATTCTTTGAGTTGTTGTTCATTTTCGTCAACAAATGCAATCTGCTTACAATAATCTTCCCACAATCCGTTTTTAATATTCTGATAATATGAGTGAAGCATATCCTGTGTAAAGCACCATTGTTTGCCCCAATTTATATTAACTCCTTTTTTCCTTAGTCTATTAATATTATTATCTAAATTATCTTGATTTGTATACAAATTATTTGCAAAGGTAATACCAGTTATCTCATTTGAATTCAAGATTTCCTGTGCATATGGTTGTATATTATCTTTTGGGAAAAGTCTAAGACCGTTTTGTTGCAATTCAAATACCTTTCTTGAACAAATTGCATCGTGTCGGAAATAATATGTACTAACCATTTCTTCTAATGGCATTCGTGTACTTCCTTCCTCATAGAAAAAACCTTTTTGAACTCCAGTTCTAGGATAAATTTGTAAGCCAATACTTCTAAAGCCAAGACCGACAAATGATTCTGATGGAATGATTCCATGAGCATAGATAACGCCATATGGATACTCTTTGGTGTCGGTTATAGGTTCATACGTGTCATTCCCAATGTGTTTCGTGCATGCAAAGAATGCGGCAACTGATATGTCGGAAGAGAAGTCGACTAAACCAGTATTAAATCCATAATGTTGTGCTAAACCATAATAATTCATGTCGAAGAAAAAGGGTTTGCGTATAGGCTCTAAATGAATTCCATGTTCAAACATCATAAACAGAGGATGAGTTCTCAGAAGAGAAATAAAATCTTCGCATCTTAGATTGCTTACAAGGCGGTCGTCTTTATCTCCTCTTGAGAAAGAGGATAATATTCTTTCATATGCTTTGTTCTGTCCTCTGAAAAGAAAGCGATGTTCACGTAGATTGGGCTTAAGACCATATCTTCCGCTGTTAAGTCGATTAACAATGAACAGATCATTTCCTTTGTTATTCACATACACTCGATTGCTATCCCATAAAGCATTGGCTACACGTTGCAGTGGAAAAGAGTTACAAATAGAAAAGCCAGCCCATCCATTTGTTGAACACATCATTTCATTTTCTTGTGATTTCAAAAAATCTATGAGTTGAAATATATTTGGTAACATTGAAATTTCTATTGCAGTCATATTTATTTTAGTCTGTTACAATTTTGTATACATTTCTTGTAATTGATGTCACATAAACTCTTGCAGCTTAAAAATGTGCTATGCTACACCAGCTGGTATAGTAAAATATTTCTTGTCATTTGAAGCGGTAAAACTGGAGCATTGACATGTATATTGCTTGATTTTGATTCACTATTTGACTAATAAAATAAAGAACAATGTTTTCATGTATGGCATTACGATATTTTATATTAGCTGTCAGTCTTCTAATGTAATTACCCAACAATTTATCCACGGTTAGTTTGCAATTTAACCACGTTAAGTTGTAAAACGACAAACGTCCTTGGACATCATGCCAAGTCATAGTTTATAAATCCACTCGTAAGCTTCGTCGCTGGTGGAGCTTTTCCGACCACATGCTTTGCGGAATAGACGTGTGCAGATATTTGTTATTGCCGACTGACTGTGCGCCATCAGCAAACCGACTTCAGTCTTTGTCATGCCGAAGCGCAGCAACAGGAAAGCATGCAGCTCCGTCTCCAAAGGGCTATTCGTTAGCGCATAAAAGCGTTGCAGCAGTTCGGCATCTTTCTTCAGCAATGTTTTTTGTATAAGTTCAAAGTCCTGCTCTGTTGCAATATCGTTATTCTTCGTCCTGCGCAGCAAAGACAGGAACAGCGGTGACTGGCAGTATTGCTGACGCAATGTCTTTGACTTTGTCTTGGCGCGCCGACGCAATTCGTCAAGTTTTTCCTGATCATTCATCACGACTTTCCTTTGCTCCGCCGTCTCTCGTTCTGCCCGTTCCACTTCTTCCTGCAGCCGCAGTTTTTCCTTTTCGTCGTTTACCTTTGCCAGCTCATCTCGCAGTGCAGTAAGGATGTTTTCCCTTTCCTCCAAACCCAAATTGGCACGTTCCAGTTTCAGTTCAGTATCCGTAATCCTCTGCCTATACCATGAGCGCAAATAAAAGAAGAGGAACAACGCGCAGACAGTGACGAACGCCAAAGCGCACCATATGTATAGAGCCTTCCTGCGACTTTCTTGCAATTGCAGTTCCTTCTGGCTGTTCTCCGCTTGTAGGCGATTGTAGTCATAAAGTTCATGTAGGTTTTGAAGGTCCTGCGACAACTTTTCCTGATAAGAACTGTCAACAGCATCACATTGCAAAGGGGCATATTTGCAGACAGAGTCCGCGAGTCCCTTTTGTTCAAACAACATCCGAAGCCCACGATAGGCAGCTTGACGGTTGTTCCAATCCTGAGCCTCTAACTCCTTCCGGTAAAAATACTCTGCCGAATCCAACTGACCGGACGCAGCAAGCACCCTGCCTTTCGCATAATAATATATAGGAAAAGGGCTTTCATGCGTTTTGGTATTTACCTGACCGCTGTGCTGCTCATAGATGGAAAGCAACTTTGCTGCATCCGCCACTCGTCCCAACTCCATATTTGCCAAAACGCATGTGCAGAGCCATCTTGTGCCATAAGCATACACCCCCATTCGTTTGCTCTCTTCCAACAAGTTCCAACATTCATTGGCAATGGTTAGGTAATCGTTAAGAGAAAAATATGTTCCCAGTATTTCCCATCGTGAAGCCATCATAAACAAGGTGTCTTTTGCAAGGATGGCATATTTTAATACCATTCTTTCTGCCTCAATAGATTGCTCATAAAGATTCTGACGATACAGGAGCTCATGTCTCTGTCCATACAGGCGTGCAAGAATGTCGTATCGGCAACCCTCACTTGTTGTGTCAGCTGCGTTTATTCCATTCAAGAACGCCTCCATTGCCTTTGGTGCTTCGTGCAGGTCGCGATACACACTGCCCTGTAGATAAAAGGCCTCCATCAAATCATTGCTCGTCCCATAATCCTTGTAATATGCCACTACGCGTTGCATCATCGAGTCATCATGCTCCGTCAGTGGCTCGTATGCAAGGTTCTTGCGCGACACATCGTCCATGATGGCGCGGGCTTCTTCCTTGCTTATGGCAGGCGAACGCAACGAGTCCCTGCATCCAATTACAAAAACCGTAAACAGACATGCAAATAGTAGCTTCTTCATAGTGTTTGGGTACTTTTTCACGGCAAAGTTATGTATTTTTTATCAAATGGCAAAACAAAATTTCCCGATGAAATGGGCGAAAACGAAATTGTGAAGTTTTTTGTGAAGTTTTTTCTTTGGAACTTGACACAAAAAGACCATATCTTTGTCTCACATTCGTGAACAAATAACATATTTTTAACTTAAAACAAAACTAACATGAAAACTAAAACATTATTACTGAAGTCGGCCTTATTGGCAGCCGCATTGTTTATTCTGTCTCCTGTAAACGCATGGGAACCAACGAGCATTAGTATTAGAATCCCGTTAACTTTGGCAGACATACAACCTAATCCAATTCATCCTCGCACTCCCATTGAAGTACCGCAGGTTGGACAGACAGACCACACACTCTATTTTCTCGATGAAATCGACCTTTTTCTTAACATTTACTCTGTAGATGAAGGTGGCGAAGAGACTTTGGAATACTCCACAGCAGTGCCTGCCACCACAACAGAAGTACAACTTCCCAGCAGCCTCTCCGGCACTTATATCATTGAAGTGGTCTGCGACGGTCTGTGCTTCCGAGGCGAGATAGAGCTGTAATTCAAAAATAAAAAGACGTAATTATGAAAAGTTATTATATTACAGTTGTTCTGGCAGCTGCTGCCATGAACATCAATGCACAACTTGTAGTGGATTCTCTTGGAAGAGTAGGTGTCGGGACAGAAACACCGAAGTCTTTGCTTTCTGTGGGAGGTGGAAGGAATGATGCATCTTTTGCATTCTATGGAAACGATAAAAAATATGGCTGTTATTGTGTCAATCAAACCCAAGATTTGAATTTTATTTATGGATGTAATATATATGCAATTAATTCTATAGGCGGCAGCGTGGGGGTGAAAAGCATTGTAACAGGGACTGATAGTGTTTCTTCCTCGCCAACTATTGGTATACAAGGACTCGCAGGAAAAGCAAAAAAGACTGTGGGCGTTTTTGGAGGGAAATTCTCATCACCAACATCCAATTATAGTAGCTTTGCTGGGATTTTTGGCTCCGAGTCCACTTCTTCCCCATATTTTGAATCAAATATTGGTACTTATGCAGGTTATTTCAGAGGCAAGGTCCATGTGACGAATGGCATTTATGCCACTGTGCTCAGCCCGACAACCAGCCCTTCACCTTCTGGGCAGAACGGAACAACAATACTCTCTGACAGGGGCGAGAGCGTGACAGACAAGTTGAGTCAGGTGCAGGCTGTGCAGTTCCTTCGCTATGACCCGACACAAGAGACCAACACATCAAGGGCAAGTCTTGAAGACATAGACACAGACAACATGTCGCCCGAAGAACTTGATTCCCTTGCAGAAGCAATGGGAGACATTGAGCCCGAGCGTTATCTGTCGCCTGTGCAGTATGGTCTTGATGCCGACCAGTTGAAGGAAGTTTATCCAGAACTTGTCTATGAGGATGCCAATGGCAATGTCAGCATCAACTATGTGGAAATGGTACCCCTTCTGGTGCAATGCATCAATGAACTCTCGGCAAAGGTTGCTGAATTAGAAGGCACATCTCCCAGAAAAGCAAAAGCCCAACCAACCGCTATTGAAGAGACTGTTTCCGACGTTGATATGGTCAGGATGGACCAGAACAATCCCAATCCCTTCAGCGAGAGTACAGTCATTGCGCTCAACATTCCAAGTAATGCACAAGTTTCCACCATCTTCATCTACGATATGAGCGGCAAACAAGTGCAGAGCCTTCCTGTCAGCGAACGTGGCGAGACAAACATCACCGTCTATGCAACAGACCTTTCCGCGGGCATGTATATCTATACACTAGTAATTGACGGCAAAGTAGCTGTTACAAGAAGGATGATACTAACTAAGTAGAATCTTAAAAGGATGAAATCCATGAATGCAAGATTCTATTATTGTAAGAAAATCCTCATAGGGTGTACGTTGATTTTCTTATGCCATTCCGCGTATGCACAAAGTCAATCAGTATTTCGTGCACTTTCTCCAGAGGACAATACACAGCAACTACGCACAACATTCACGTCTTCTGATACAATTCCCCTTGAAGGGTTAGGGAACATTTATTCTCTCAGCATTGATGCTACAATCCAACAACCCAAAGAATCCAGTTTTACCAGGATTGTTCTTGAGGACAAGGATGGTCACGATTATCTTGTAGCAGAAAGTAACTGGTTCCGTTTTGATACGACAAATGTTTGTCTTGACCATTATTGTGAAGAAACAGCTGCGTTGAATGGGATTACACCAGCTTACTTGAAATGTTATATGTCAGGTGATGCAAGTCTTACTCTAATGGGCATAAACTCATCGAATCAAGCATATTCACGCAGTGATTCTAGTTATGAAGAAACAGAAGAGCATGTCAAGGAGGAACAGGTGAAGGCTATCGTGGATAAAATTAACAGTTATAATATCAGACATGGAAGATTATGGAGAGCGGCTGTCACGGAAAGTTCCTTGCTTTCTTTCGATGAGAAGAAGAATTTCTATGAAGAAGGAAGTTGTGATTCATATTTAAATAACATGCAGTATTATTCAGGAGGTCTTTTTGAAATAGGCACTCCCCGTGCTTATACGGACACAATAGTAAGTCCGTATATACCATCTTTTGACTGGCGGGATAGACACGGAAGAAGTTGGTTGACACCAGCAAAGAAACAATGGAATAGCGACTATTGCACGGCTTTCGCTGCTGTTGGGATGTTAGAGTCCAATCTGTTACTGCATTATAAATATGATGTAAATGACACCTCTGCCATTGATTTATCAGAACAATATGTTGCCAGTTATGTTCCAATTTATTTTCAGGGTGGAATATATGATATTGAGCGTCCTGTCAAGTTTCTAAAAACAGATGGGACAATTGATGAAGCAAGTTTGCTGTTTCACAACTATCCTTATGTGCCTGACACTATTCCAGCAGGAAATGAACATGTCTATTTAAATGATTATGATAAGATTGACTTAGTGAACATTGTCACTCCTATAGACACGTTAAAAAAATACCTTATTAATAATGGACCTGGATTTTGTGGATATCAAACTGCAACACCATACACACATCAATTCAAAGGTGGGCATGCTATGACGCTTGCAGGATATGGTACGATTGCCCCTAATACCGCATATACTTTTTTCTATGGCATTAGTCCTAATTTGCAGCTTGATACAGTATTCCACGAAGGTGACAGCATTATTGGTCATACATACTGGATATATAAACAAAGTCGTGGACCATCGTGGGGACATAACGGATATATGTACATTATTTATTATAATGACGACCCGTGGTATATGAATGAATATGCATTCTTCCCTAAGGGGAAGCCATGGAGTAAAGTAAATCGTCCAATCCTCTGCGAAGATTTGGATGGTGACGGATATGTCAATTGGGGTATAGACTCTATCTCTCCTGGTATCGCCGTATGGGCACAATCCGATGGCGATGATTCCGATTCGACAAAAGGACACATGAACGAATATGGCTATTGTGAGGAGTTGCCTGCCAACCACCCAACCTACGAGTATATCTACAATGATTCAACATTAACTACCTTTGAGAATAGTTCAAATTATATAGGCATATTACATGGTGCAACAGTTACATTACAAACTCAACCAACTTTTACCAATGGCACCAAGATTCTATTGGATAATGGCGCAACCTTAGTAATTGATGGCTTTACCGTAAATTTGGAATTTTTACAGCCATATCCAGGAAGTAAAATAGTTTTAATTAACGGTGCAAAAGTGTTAAAGCCATTTACTGTACCCCTAGGAGTAAAATTTGTTATTAATAATGGTTCTATAGAATAAAATGTTATTACGTGTATTGTCTTTGATGAAAAAAACTTATCTTTGCATTAAAAAATAACAAAACAGACATACTATGAAACGCATATCATTCCTTATTTTTATTGCTTTGCTGCCGCTGATAGCATCAGCCTATGATGTCAAGATTGACGGCATCTATTACAACTTCTCGGGAGACGAAGTAGAAGTGACGAGCTCTAATGATAACACTACCAATTACTCGGGCTATGTGGTTATTCCAGAATCAGTTACATACCATAACAAGACCTACAGCGTGACAAGCATTGGCATCAATGCTTTTGCAAAAAGCAGTAATATGATTTCTGTCACTATACCTGAGAGTGTGACCAAAATAGGCGGTTCTGCTTTCTTGGGCTGCAGCAGCCTGACCTCCATCACCATTCCCGAGAGTGTGACAAGCATAGGCCACTGGGCTTTCCAAGGTTGCCGCAGTCTGACCTCCCTAAACATCCCTGGTAGTGTAACAATCATCGATCAAGGCGTCTTCTCCAGTTGCACCAGCTTGAAATCTGTCAATATCCCCGAGTGTGTAACAAGCATAGGCCCTGCTGCTTTCAATGATTGCGGTAGCTTAGCTTCTGTCACCATCCCAAACGGCGTGACAAGCATAGACAATGGTGCTTTCTGCGGATGTCGTAGTTTGAAATCCATCACAATTCCTGAAGGCATAACACGCATCGGTTTCGTTACTTTTAAAGGTTGCCGCAGTCTGACTACCATCATCATTCCAAACGGAGTGACAAGAATTGAAGGCGATGCTTTCATGGATTGCAGTGGTCTGGTTTCCGTCACGATTCCAAATACTGTGACCAACATTGAAGATGGAGCTTTCTATAATTGCCGTAGTTTGACAGACGTATATTGTTATGCACCAGAGCCTCCCAGCGTGTCTACAACGGATTTCGAAGGCTCTTGGGATGGATATCCGTTTGAGCAATCTTATATAGAGGAACACACTACGCTCTATGTTCCGGCAAGCTCCTTGGAGAAGTACAAAACCGCTTTGCGCTGGAGCGATTTCTGCAACATCGTTCCAATAACAGGTACATCTGTCAAGGACATTCCATTTAGCGGCAAATCAAATTACTTCGACCTCCAAGGCAGACGACTTCCCCAAAAGCCAACGCAAGGCATTTACATAGAAAACAGAAAGAAAATGTTAGTAAAGCCTTGATGCAGTTCATGCTGAGAATAGATAGGACATAATTTGTAATTTGACCATAATGCGTATCGTACAGACTTTCTGGACGGCAGGGCGTAACCCTTTGGAGTACAACTTCGGATGGTTGCGCCCCGAGTACAACCTCATGGCATGGGCACTGAGTTGCCTGTGCCTGAGGAAGTACTACGATGAGGTTGCGCTCTATACGGACGAACAAGGCAAGCACATCCTCATAGACCTCATGCACCTGCCCTATACAGAAGTCCATGTTGTCTATGATGAAACACTCTGTCCGCCACAGCATTGGTCATACGCCAAGATAAAGACGTATTCCTTGCAGACAAAGCCCTTCATGCACATTGATGCCGATATCTTCCTGTTCAAGCCCATAGCAGAGGATGTGGCAAAAGCTCCACTCATTGCACAGAGCAAGGAAGTCGGCACAGCATACTACAGACAGATAATGGACAATCTTTTGTCGGATTCAACCCTTGAACTTCCAGAATACTTAGAGAAAGGACTAAGGGAGGAGTCCATAGCTTCATATAACATGGGGCTGTTTGGGGGCAATGATATGACATTCATCCATGCTTATTGCGAGGAGGCACTTGCTGTCTGCGACAAGAACAAGGCTAAGTGCCTGAACGGCAACTTCAATCTTCTCTTCGAGCAGATGCTCTTTGCATATAAAGCCAAAGAAGAAGATGTGCCGGTAAGCACCATCTTCCCTCAGGTCTTCAACGACAATGGTTATACCGTCGCTGACTTCTGCCAACTGAACAGGCATGACGAGAAAGGATACTTTCATCTTTTGGGCGGGCACAAAAGGAACCCGGAAGTAACAGAGACCTTTGTCGAGACATTCATAACCCTGTATCCCGATTACTATAAACTAATCCTGTCGCTTTATCCTCATCAATACCAGAGAGGCATTTCAAAAGGAACTGTCTGTATTCTGATGATGAACACCGACATGCCCATCGTGTCGTACATCAGCTTCCTTAACAAGGCAGAGGAGGACTGGAGCACACTTTCATGGGAAGACCTGTTGGAGGTGGAACGGAGATGTGTCGAAGGCAAAAGGCTTTCCTGCCACAAGGATATGCCCGACAACATCTGCGTCTCTCGGAATCCTTATCTGAAATGTTTTGATGTGCCGACATCATGGAACGAAGAGGCAATACAGATAATAAGGAATCGTATGTCTTGCAAGAACGATGCTCCGATAGAGAAGATCGCAGTCATACCGACGCTTACATTCAAAATGCGGAGGGAGTATGTCTTGTATGAATTGGAGCATCAGGTCTTGGGACAACTGAAAGACAGTCCGATGAAAGTCTCAGAGTTATTAAACAAACTTACAGCAAAAAACAAGTCAGAACAGATGCGATCTCTCTGGCATACAGAAATAAAAATACTATTAAACGAAGGATTATTAATCCCGCAACACAATTCTATTAATCATTAAAACGTTATTATTATGGAACCAAAAGGATCAAGAAAGAACCCCTACACACTGGTTGAGTACAATCAGATTGGCGGTAACTGGAATGGTGGATGGATTAAGGAAAGTCCAGATTACATCATTTATCGGAATAAGAATTTGACAGATACATACACAGGTCGCTGTGCAAAAGGCATCCCTGTACCCGGTGACCTCTACAACGAGATGACGCAAAATCACATCTGGCTTGGAGGATGGGTATTGTTCGGAGCTACCCTGAGGTATTTAGACTCCAATGACAATGAATACAATAGCACATTAGGCTCTCAAAGCAACCCTTGCCCATATTCCATATACAATGAAATGCTTTCAAACGGAATCTGGGAAGGTGGATGGATACAAGATTCTAATGGACAGTGTCATTATTTACAAGTCTTTAATTTAACTATGAATTCTAGTTCTGGCTGTGGTTGCGGATGTGGTTCTGGGACAGGTAGCGGTTCTTGTCCTGCCTGCGGTTCCGGTAGCGGTAGTGGCAATTCTTCGTCCGAAGGATTCCCTATCAATGCTGGCAAATATTTAGTTGGAGAATTTTTAGATTACCTCATAAAGGATGATCCAAGAATCGGTAAATTATATATATCTTGGACAGCAGGAAATACTCAGGGACAAAACAATTTGTCAGAAGTAACAGTTTCAACAAAAATGACCAATTATAGATATTGTGTCCTTCGGAAAGACTTAGATACAATATGGGTAGCTCCATATGAAGTAGCAATTCATGGAACCATTGTTTTTCAGCGTGACAGTGAACAGCTCGAATATTCAATAGATGGCAGATACACTATCCCAATGGAGTATTATCAAATATGATTAGCCGCTATACTATATTTATTATTATATTGCTATTCGCTGACTTGTCCGCTTCCAGCCAAGAGCTTCAGTCCTCCATCTCCTTTGCGGAGATGGAGGACTCTATCAGCGCGATGTCCATCGTTCCAATTAAGCATCCGAAAGCCTTGCTGGACAGCATCGTAGAACGGGTCATACTTGATTCCAAGCAAAAGCGTGTCCGCTGCAAATATCAGGTAATGCTTACCGTAGGCCTGCATACATCCCGCTTGACCACTTCCAGTTGCATTCTTCATGCTGTTGCAAACATACAGATTAAATCGACTGGAGAAGGAGAGGAATTCCGCTATGAGGGACCGCGCCGCTTAAGAAACCTCAATGACACAACATATGCGTATTATGATCTGAAAGACTTAATGGAGGGACAATATATATTAGGGTTGGTGCAATTTGATGCCGCTGATGGTGGGGCAGTATTTCAGAGCTTTCAAAAACTGATGCATATGCATCATATAAAAGTGTACAGCATTAGCGATGAAAAGGGCAGAGGCGTATATCGTGTGGACTTCTCTCCAAGGAAAAATATAGGGTATGGCTTTTGCGGCTCTAAATATAACGGTACGGCATATTTCGACAAGAACTTCCATATTAAACAAATCGAAACAGACAAGATTAGCCCCACCTCTTATGACGTCATGGGCAGGCAGGACAAGAAAGGACAACTCTCCCACACTTTCTGCCAACACTATCGGATAGATTTCGATGAAGTCGGCGGCACACCTGTCGTCAAACAGATTGAATCCACTTCTTCATTAGATAACTATATACGTGGTAAGTATATAGTTCAAAGGCTTCCGTGATATAATCTTTTCATAATATTATAATTATTAATTCATAAAAATGTCATGATTATGGAACCAAAAGGATCAAGGAAAAATCCATACACATGGAATGAATATACTTCAAAGTTACAAAATCAAAATTGGCAAGGCGGTTGGGTTAAGAATGGAGGAGCAATTACCTATTACTCGCAAACAATGGCCACATATTCTAATCGCTGCGAGAAAAGTTATCCCATACCTTATGATTATTACTGGGAGATGGCACAACAATGTATTTGGCTAGGAGGATGGGTTCGAATCAGTCCAAATGTTATGAAATATATTGATGCCAACGGAACAGAATATGAAAGCACATTGGGTTATCAAAGCAATCCATGCCCACTATCCATCTACAACGAAATGGCTGCTAATGGAATCTGGGAAGGAGGATGGATAATAGAGTCAAATGGCACAATTCGTTACGTACAGGTATTTATTTTAACTTTAAATTCAGGCTCTGGATGTGGTTGTGGTGGCAGTAGCAGCGGAAGTTCTGGTAGTGGCAGTGGTAGTGGCAGTGGTAGTGGCAGTGGTAGCGGAAGTTCAGGTAGTGGCAGTGGTAGTGGCAGTGGCAGTGGTGGAACCAATCCTCCTATAACTAATTATGCTCATGTTTTCCATGGCAGCTGTAAGGCTGGGGATGTATATGTCTGCATTGGAATACATGCATTTCGAGAAGAATTGCATATTTCATGGACGGATGGAAACACTATCGAATCGGCGCTGTCTATTATTACAACATCTGTACATATGACAGATTCGTCTATATCTATTATAAGTAACGACATATGTGCTTCTTGGTCAGGCCCGTATCAAATGTCTGTGAGAGGTTCATTTACTATAAAATGTCAGCAAGACCATTATAGATTTTCTCTGAATGAAGGTACTTTCATTGTTCCAGAAGAATACCGTTATTAGAATTATTTAAATAATCGCACCTTTGTACTCGTTATGAAATATTGTATATCCATTTTGCTATTGCTTTGTGCGGCACAGGCATTCGCACAAAAGCACGGGGAGTTCCTCTTCCCCGATGAGAAGGAGGATTCACTCAGTTCGCTTACCATCGTTCAAATAAAGAACCCAGAGGTGTTGCTGAAAGACATCGGTGAGCAACTTTCTCGCGACATGCAGCAGGCCTCTGGTCTTGGCAAGTATCAGGTAGAAGAGATTTTCGGAGTGAATGATTCCGAGCCTTGCATGGCAAAATGTACTGTCTCTGCAGATGCAAACCTCAGGCTGAGAAACGCGAAAATGGAAGGAGGGTTCTCTTTCACAGGACCATATCATCTGACCTCTCGGGACTCTTCTATCATCAAGATGGTATTGGCTCAATTCCCCGAAGAATATCCTTTCCTGTCGTTTATAGAGAGTCTCTCTATATCTAACCACTCTTCCATACAGGAAGCCATCATGTGTATGGTAGATGCCTACGATGTTACAGCATATAGCATCAGTGACGATTCGGGAAGAAGCGTTTATCGTATCAATTTCTTCCCGAAAAAGACGGAAATCACTCAGTCCAACAGTTCACTCTATTCCATGATGTTTGGCGGAGTGGCTTATTTCGACAGCAAAACCATGAGGCTAAGCGGTGCAAGGATAGAAAGTTTCATCAACACGAAGAATCCCTGGCTTTTTCGTGCTCAGGGCACTGGCTGTAGTCTGAGCTTCTATCCCTTCTTCACGGAGGTGTCGTCGTATGATGCCCATAAGCAATGCAAAATCGATTATGAGGAAACAGAAGGAAGACTTACCATCAGACAAATGAAGCTGACTATTACGAAAGACAATAAGACAGTGACAGAGGCTACAATTTGGAAGCTGCCCCAATAACAAGTAGATGATTCTGAATAGACAAGGAATAATATTGACTTTGCGGAAAAGAAACTTACGGCATTATTGATGAATCAGGCAGGGGAGTATATCTTGTTGACTTCTCTCCGAAGAAAAACATAGGGTATGGCTTTGGCGGCTCAAGATTTCTTGGCACAGCATATTTCGACAGAAAGACACTCCGCCTGATGCAAATTAAGACAGAACTGACTCAGTCAGTTCTTTTAACATCATTGGAAGACAGGACAAGAAACCCCTCTCCCACACACATTACGAAAGCTATCGGATGGACTTTGAGGAGATTGACGGTAGGAATGTTGTCAGATAGAAGACACCATATATGTTGACAACCAATTATGTACAATACATACAGTCAAGCGACTGCCCTGATAATATGAAAACTATATAAATACAACTCTTATGAAAAACACACTCTTTCTGCTTTTAATCCTTCTTTTCTGTAAAACAAACTAAGCATTCGAAAAACCAATGCCCATAGATTATGTAATACCATTTGTGGATTGTAGTGATGAAAACTGGCTCTTTGAGTATAAGAAGTATGTTTCCGCCCCAAGGGGATGGAGCAACAATGCTACTCGCTTCCGCGACTGGGAGACGCTGCGCTACCAACTGCGCAGCATTGAAAAACACATGCCATGGATAAGGAATGTATTTATTGTAATGTCTATCTCTAAGACTCAGATTCCTAAATGGTTGAATACACAGCATGAGAATGTGCACATTGTATGGGATTGGGAAATTGTTCCGAATGAATATCTTCCTGTCTTTAACTCAAATGTCATAGACTTGTATATTCCTCGCATAGAAGGATTGAGCGAACATTACCTCTATGCATGTGACGATTATATCGTAATGAGGAGATTAAAATCAGAGGATTTCTTTACAGAGAATGGGATAAAGCTGAAAATAGGTCAATACAGGCTCATGGATTGGACTTATACTCGGACTATCATTAACTCGAATCTGCTAATCTGCCCTCAGCATGTCACGAAGATAGACACTTATTTCCTTGCACTATATTGTGACCATGCCATTGTGCCACATTTAAAGTCAGAAAACTTGCAAGTGATGGAAACGTACCATCATAAGATACAAGAGTCTCTTTCAAGATTCCGAGAAAGCAAGAACCTTACCTGGCTCATCTATCCGTTAAGTCTAATGAAGAAAGGATTACTTCAGGAAGGGAACATCAAAACGCGATTCTGCGCACTCCGATACGAGAACAGCATCCGAACCCTTGATTTTGCAAGTTGTGATGTGATAGTTCTCAATGATGAGTACCGCGATAATTTCCTTGTCGGGAAGCCTCTTCTAATTAACCGTCTGGAAGAAGTCCTGCCTGGTAAATCAAAGTTTGAAAAGTAAAATCAAATAGACGTGAATAACATGATGTAAGATGGAGATTGTCTATAATAGGCTTTATCCTATAGTCATTAGTAGAAATGTTGAGATCAAGCCCGCTCAAGGCATTTAAATTGAAAACGGACAATTATGTAAAAGGAAAAGAATTAAGTGGTATCTTTGCTGAAAAACGTCCTTCAACGAAATCGTTGGTGAAAATTGAGATGGTGACAAGTACAATGATTAGATCTTCCTCCTAATCCTTTGAATAAGAATTTTGTAATAGAATAAGGATTGCAAGGATATAATTGTGTGTGGAAAAAATTAAATTGTGAAGTATAATATATAGATAATGATATTGTCAATATGAAGAGATGCGATTTACACATTCATACGGTGCCGTCTGTATCCGATAGGTTGTTTGTTTATGACCAAGGCGTATTGGTCGACTATGTGGCAAAGACAGGGCTTAACGTAATTGCTATAACGAATCATAATCTATTTGAATACGCTCAGTTTCTGGAGATTATGAATGCCCTTGAAAATGTCGTTGTACTGCCTGGAATCGAAGTAGATATGGAGAAGGGACATATTCTTGTAATAGCAAATAATGATGACGCAACACTGTTTGATTTTAACGCCAAATGCTGTGAAGTGAAGAGTCTAGTCAATACTGAGAATGATTATATTTCATACGACACTTTTATAAGGATATTTGGTGATTTGAGCAAATACCTACTAATACCTCATTATGATAAAGACCCTAAATTGCATAAAAGCGTTATAGAGAATTTGGGTAGGAATGTTGTGGTTGGTGAGGTTTCTAGTGTTAAGAAGTTCATCTACATGGAGAAAGAAGAGAAAGAACGATTAACCCCCGTTATTTTTAGTGATTTTCGTGCAGAGAAGGGCATAAAGCCAGAGGTTTATCCTGTGAGCCACACTTTTCTTGATGTAGATGAAGTTAATGTCAATTCGCTTAAACTATGTTTGATGGATAAAACGAAGGTTTCCTTGACAGCCCATAATGGTGTAAAACTATTTCAAATTTTTGCTGATGGGCAGATGCTGTCAACGGGGCTAAACATTCTGTTGGGGAAACGTTCATCAGGTAAAACTTATACGTTAGATGCCATCTATCGACGATATGAGGGGAGAGCAAAATACATTCGTCAATTCGAGCTGTTAAATACAAGCAAGAATGACTCTGATCAGTTTGAAAGTGAAATGAAAATCCGTCAGGAGCGATTTGCTGAAGACTACTTCAAGGAGTTCTGCGATGTCGTGAATAATATGTTAGAAACCACTTCTGCCACAGAAGATTTACTAAAGATTGAAAAGTATCTTGAAGCCGTGATGTTATTCGCGCAACAAAGTAACTTAAATGATGTTTATTCTAAGTCAAAGCTATTCAATGAGAGTGGATTCAAAGAACAAAACTATGATGAACTTGAGAAACTAATCAGGGCAACGAAAACATTATTGGAATCACGACTTTATAGGGTACATATCAATAAATATCTATTTGATAGTTCTTTAAAGGCACTCATGAAAGAACTAATACAATTGTACCGTGCCGGTCACATGGAAAATAAGTATTATCAGGAAGTGAACAATATGATTCAACTTGTAAAGGACTCTTTACAACTAAAATCTGCTGCTCCTAGAATTCCTGATGTAGATTTATACCAATTTTTTATAAATAAGAAAAAGCGGGAAATGTTTGCGCAGGTAGCGATAGAGGTTAAAAAGAATAGAAGCATCAGTAATGAAAAGGCAGGTCAATTTACCATTAGCGTTACCTCACGCCCGTTTACAAGTGCTTCTGACTTGAAATCTGTTGGGCTAAAACAGGTATCGCTAATCAAAGCATTTGATAAATATAATGATCCAGTACAATATTTGGATGAGTTGAAGGCAGCAGGAATAGAGAGCAATCGTATTTACAAACTGTTTGCCGCTGTCGACTATAAAATTCTCAACTCGTCGGGTTTCGTCGTATCAGGAGGAGAACGTTCAGAGTTCAACTTCTTGCAAAAGATTAAGGATGCGATATTGAGTGATATATTAATTATTGACGAACCGGAGTCGTCATTTGACAATATCTTTTTGAAGAACGAGGTGAATAAGTTCATTAAGGAGATGGCTGAGATAATGCCAGTCATTATATCAACACACAACAACACCATAGGAGGTTCGATAAAGCCAGACTATATTTTATATACCGAAAAGAAGATAGAATGTAACAGGCCGCTTTTTAATTTATACAGTGGGTTCCCCGGAGCAAAGAAACTATCAGATGTAAAAGGGAATACTATTGAGAATTACGAGATTACACTAAATAGTCTTGAGGCTGGTGAACAAGCATATATAGAAAGGAGAGATATTTATGAAACACTTAAAAATTGAAGAGCAAAATGCTTTTTTTAAGAGAGGAGAGAATTGGGTCGTCGTCACAGAAATGACAAAAGAGGATTTACTAAATTTGGCGCATGCGGCTGTTGAAGATGAAGATTTTGGAACAGATGCATATGATGAGAATGCTCTGCCAAATCCGGCTCATAGAATCATTTATCAACGTATAAGCAGACAATTGATTGAACTTCATAACAGAAGAGCGGCATTCCAAGAAGAGGTTAGGAATATATACAAAGATGCATATACAAAATACTGTATAGAGTAAATAAACTTTTCGTATAAGAGATGGGGAATGGCGTACAATATAAAAGGATAGATGTTTTATATAGGATGTGTGAGGTTATATTGGTAGGATACATCTCCAAGGGCATCATCTACTTGTGAAACATATGAAATAGGAAGGGAGATGCTTTTGAGACGACGACAGATATATTTGATAATAAAATATTAAGATAAATAAATAGATATAATTATTACTATGTCAAACATAAATACTACAAAGCTATCTACTCCAAGTAGGGTACAATCTGGACTATATAAGAAAACTATGAAGTGTTTCTTTTTTCAGAGCAGACTTTTTGAGGCTCAGATAACAGAATTGTTTGATGACCTGTGGCCAACAGTTACTGCCATCAAAATCTTGCGATGGCAGGTCAATGGGTATTATCACGAAATGAATATTAAACAGAATTCCAAGTTATCAGCTCGTTTTGTTGATAGTGAGGATATAACCAACCGACCTAACTTGTATCGAACTTGCATAGAACAGAGTTGGGAACAACAAGTGTATAGTGTCAGTCGGAATTTATTGACAAATATCTTTGCGTTGTATGAAGGGTGGATTGAAACTATTCTGCCACAATTGAGCGACGATGTTATTAATCCAAAGAAATTCCAGTTCCCAGCAACTGCAAGAACAGCATTGACCTCAATGCAACAACATGAGAATGCGGCTTTAGTAAATGCTTTGTACGATGCGTATGTGGCAAAAAACAATGGTAGCAAGCTCACGCACCTTGATGGTTATTTGAAGATATATCGATATTTTAAAGAATGTAGAAACTGTATTATTCATAGTGGTGGCAGGACAAATCAAAAGTTGATTGACGCATACAGTGATGTAATGGGACTAACAGCTATAGATTTGGATGTTGCGGAAATTCCAGAGATGGAACCTGTCACGGCTGAAAATGAATTGGTTAAGATAAGTTTGCGTGGAGTGGTAGGCTTTTCACAAATAGTTATCAAATTGGTTGAAGTGTTAGATATGGAATTTATAAAGACAGACAAGGCAATTGACTGTTTCGTGAGGCAGATTAAGGAATATACGCCTTATCCGATATACCCATCACCTGATGAAGCTAAAGCTAAGATTAAAATAGATGCTATTATGCGTCGTTCGGGCTTCCTGCCACCACATCATAGTGAAGCTTTTTATCAGTTGTTGAAAAGAAATGGAATTCTTAGGATATAGTTTTTGGTGTTGAGATAATAAAGTTTAACAAGATACTTATAATCATTCTGCATATTATCAAAGCCGCCTGTTTTATTTGCACATGTTTGACATGTTTAAGTATTCTACTCGTTGTAGCCTCTTGACGAAACTATGTATTCATGCGCTCTCTTTGTGGATGGACTTTGAATATGGCCCAAACGAGAGTGTCTAACATTATATGATTTATTTTATAAAAAAGGAGACTCAATCGACAATGGATTGAGCCTCACTTGGTACGTTTTAGAGTGCAAAGAGGAGCGACGAGGGCTTCCACGTGCACTTTTTCGTCTGCAAAGGTAATGTTTTTTTTCCAACTGACAAAGAAATTTCACAATTTTTATATCAAAAAAAACAAAAATCATGAAAAATCAGCTTCTTCAAAGCCTGTTGTTGCTAAAATTGCCGACTTTAAGTTAGCACTTTTGCTACATATCTCCTTTAAGAGACGTTTTACTTCTCGATCTAATTCTTTTGCTCGATTTGTTGAGACGTGTGAAAGAAGGTACTTCAGAACCAAGTATGCACCTTTGAGTTTCTGACGATTGGAACCAAACTTCCCGGCAGGACCGTCTTTAATGCCTCGTGGCATCTTCAAATCATACACTACACCGCCATGAGCACAAACATTCCGTAGCGAGCGGACGATTTCGAGATAATTTTCGAAGATAGCCGTTTTATTCACGCCAAAGTGTATAGAAATATCGCGTTTGTCATCAACAGATATAAGATTGGTATATAGTGTTTGAATGTTCCCAAACATCATATATTCTAAGGTTTTCCAGGCTGGAGCATAAATATCTGTCTTGTATTTGGCGTGATGCCTTGAAATAACGGGATTCTTTTTAATATCATTATAACATTTTTCCTCGAAACTATCAGCAAATTCCTTTCTAACTACAGATTTGTTGACAAACCAGATAGGGTCAGCTTTGTACTTGTTAGATAGTGTGAGCACCATATAAGTTCGAAGAGCAATTTCAATTCGATTGGCATAACGCATAAGTAGAGGTCGAATGTCATAATCAAAATAATAAAGAGCAACAGCATCATCCAATGTTGTTTTAGGAATCATTTTGTGTGTTCTCTTTTTTAATACAGGGAACGTCTCTTCAAAAGGGAAAAGATAAAAGCCCAATCGATAGTAGCCAATATCCCCAAGTTGCTCTTCTGCTTTTGAAATACTGGCAATCTTCACTCCTCTTGACTTTAGGAGAGTTATTTGCTCTCGTATGGTTGTTGCTTGTTTCATTAATAGTTTTAATTTTTGCACAAAGGTACGAATATTTTTTGAATTACATAAAATTTTAATCAATTACATTACTCCTCCGCATGAAATTGTCAATGTATTTATTTGTGGGAACTTCTCACAGCCTATAAACAAGGTATCGAAGGCATCAGTGCCATCGGTACGGTGTTCGAGGAGATCCTCTTCCGACTCAGCCAGCTTCTCACCAGCCTTGTTCTTGTGAAATCCATTGCGTCCTCGTGTCACTCCTGCAGCCTGAATAGCGAGAATCAGGTCGTCGTTATTCTGGCGATTGAAGAACGGCATGAGCCGCTGTTTCCCAGCGAAAGCTTGGTTGATGAGCAGGTACTTCTCATCATGTCGCATCGGATTCCCGAGATAGACATCATTGACAGTCCATCCATGGCGTTCAAACTCATGGATGATAACCCATCGGAAATCCTGCTCGTTCACCGCATAGTTTGAGCCGAGGGCCGTTGTGTCATAATAGAACACGACCGTCTTATTCTGGTGAAACTGGTAATACGAGCAGAAATCATCAATGAGTGCCGGCAGCTTCCGCTCGAACTTCACATAAAAGGATTTGAGCACGTTCAATCGTCTGCCAGACGGTTGACCTGCGACAATCCAGTTGATGTTCGCGTTATAGTCCATGCCGATGCAGATAGGAGCCAGCGGATTGCAGTCGCGGTCAGCGCGGCAATCCAGCTCCCCGCCAAAGTTTTGCCCCTCGTTTTCAGCATAGAAAGACTGTGCCACCTGATCCAGGTACTCAAAGTTAGAAGCATCATACTTGTGCTTCTCGCGCATGGAAGAGTAGAACCCATTCTTTGCGATGCCTATCCGCTGGCAGAGTATGGAAGTCTGAAAGGTCAGCGGCGTAAGGTCACGCTTCATCTGTCGGATGTAGTTCTCACCGAGCAGCTGCAGATTCTCGATGGAAGAGTATTCTTTGTAATACGTAGCCACAGAACGCAGCTGATTCAATTGCTTGTCCTTATGCCGCAGCTGATAGACAAGGGCCTTCGGAACATCTTTCCCAGACTTCTTTAAGGCTTTCATGCGCTCCTTCAGCTTCCAGATGTCATAGATCAGCCCCTCGATGCCCCGAATCACCTCTACATCCATCTTGTCCTTGTAGTGGAGGAACCACGAACCCTTCTGAGTCTGTGGCATATCTGAGAGGATAAGGATAGAGTGATTGCACGAATGCTTTCCGAAGTGCGACTTGATACCACCATTCGCCGGAAGCGTTTCCTCCTTCAGGCGATTGTAGTCAATGAACTTCGCTTCGTCAATCAACAGCCACGAAAGGGTAAGTGAGTTAGAAGAGCCAGGCCTGTCCTGCGAGATAATCACAGCACAAGAGCCGTTGTAGAAGGATATGACATGCTCATACTCCGCAGGCTCGATGATAGGCTTAGCAAACGTCTTAGGCGGCTTTCGTCCTATGACATAGTGAACGCCTCTGATAAATCCCCACCGCTTCCAAGCCGCAAACAGCCCGGGCAGCGTGTTAGTCAGACCATGCTTGAATGTCGGTACCACGATGCCCCCAGTACTGCCAGGCATACGCTGCATGTTACGCAGAACGAATGGCGCAGCTATAGAGTCCGTCTTACCAGTACGGCGGCCAGCGACAATCACAGATATATTGGCTCCGATGAGCTGAGTGAGCCTTTGCGGCTTGTTGAAATAGACCTTATTCATGGAAATGAAGAATTAAGAATGAAGAGTGAAGAATTTGCTACCGCCTTTAATGGTCAATGGCTAATGGTCAATGGTCAATGGTTTGTCAGGTGGACAAAATGCGTTTGAGGTAGTGAAAATAATCTACAATTTATTGTTGATTCCGCAGAAGAAAACAGGATTCTTCCCGAGGGAGTGCAGCATGTTCTTCATGGCAAGGATAGTGGAGCCAGTCGTGACGAAATCATCGAGCACAATCACGTTCTTTTCGACAGGAACGTTATTAGGGTCAAACACTGCACCGACACGCTGCTTTGAGCGGCATCGAGCACAGTCAAAGTAAAACGGAATGTGCAGTAAACCAGCTAATTGCTCTGCAATCATTGAAGCAAAGTTTCGGTCTTTGTGTCGCCGCATCGGCGTAGTGACAATTGCCCAATCTCCAGCAGAGAGATTGTACCCAATCATCTCCTGGATGACGGGAAGAATATGCTCCACGAAGTAGGGCACCATCGCATCATCCGATTTGATTTCCGTGAGTGTTTTTCCGAACACCGACTTCTGCCAAATCGTGATGAAGTTCGTGGATGCCCGACGTGTCAATCGCAGGTGGTACTGGAAATCACACCTCGCTTCAAGCGACTTGTCCCAAGCTTTTCGTTCTTTAGGCGAAAAGATATCCTTCTCCGAATTACAATCATCAGAAATTGTAATATCAGGCATGACAGGCACAGGAATATCCGCAGTCAGCGAAGCGATGTCTGCAGGAGTAGGTATTTCAGAAATAAGTTCTTCTATCATTGAACATTGACCATTTTGTAATCAAAAACGCCCGAAGATGCGAGAGCACATCCCCGGGCGCAAACACGAAGAAAACGCACGAACCGACAGAAAGCTATTATGGAAAGCAACTAATCGTCATACGGGATACAGTTGATGGGACCATCCTCAGTGTCGAGGATGCCTACATAGAAGGGAGCTGGTGTCTCGTCTGTAGCCTCCACATTGATAGTGGTGGCGACAGTACCAGTGGGGCCCTGACCATTGTCCTGTGTGACAGTAGTCTTGGTGACCCACTTCTCGCTGCCTACGACGCGATACCATCCCTTGGTGTCCTCTACGATGAACACATTGTCGCTGTTGTTCAAGTAGCAGGCAGCGGCCGAAGCTTCTGTCCCGACACCAGGATGCACGGCAACCAGCTTATTGAGCTGCGTCTGGCAGGGAAGTTCACCCTGAGCCTCGGAAGTCAGTTGCGACTTATCCGGCAGGATGTCGATATACTTCCAATGGGCATCAGCAACGAGCGTGAAATTGCCAGTCAGAACAGCCGTTTTTGCTCTGTAGTTGTCATCGCGATTGAAAGGCGGCCACTGAGCAATCTGGTCCTTCGAGATGTAGTAGATGCGCCTGCGAATGCCGGGCAGTTCAGGAATGCCCATGCACCAAGCAAGCGACTTTTGGAAAGGAGTGCAATTTTGTGGCATGACTTATAGAGTTAAGAATTAAGAGTTAAGAGTTAAAGATTAGAGAATCATTTCATCTGATGGTCAGTAATATCATTGACATCCAAGATGAACCAAATCTCATCATTATTACCAACACGCTTGTTGACCATCACGGATGTAGGAGCAGGTACATCGCCTCTCCATACAGCTTCAGAGCCATCAGCGTTCATCAATGCAATAGACTCAGTGACATTGTCAGTGCGCACTTTGATTTGCTGCATGTTCTCACCAGTGAAGTTGATTGTTCTCAATGGCCCATGAATGCTCACTTCACCACTAGCGACATTGTACTCCAGTCCATTAATGATAACGTTGTTGTCATAGATGGGAACCACTTCAGGGTCATCTGAATCATCGAACATTTCCCCTTGGACATCACCGTCCTCAGTTTCGATGATGCCCATGTAGAAGGGCGAAGGCACCTCATCTGGTGCTTCCACGTTGATAGTGGTAGAAGTGTTGCCAGTAGGCCCCTGGCCATTGTCCTGTGTGACAATTGTCTTGGTGAACCACTTCCTGCAGCCCACAACACGGAAGAAGCCCTTCATGTCTTCAACGAGGAATACATTGTCGCTGTTGTTGAGATAGCAGGCGGCAGCAGACGCTTCAGGACTCACGCCAGGGAACACAGCCACCAGTTTGTTCAATTGCGTCTGTGATGGCAGTTCACCCTGTGGCTCCGAAGTCAGCTGCGACTTCTCAGGAAGGATGTCAATGTACTTCCACTTGGCATCAGCCACGAGGACGAAATCACCCCTGTAGGCAGCCTTCTTAGCTCTGCGATTATAATAATCGCGGATATAAGTAGGCCACTCGGCAATCTGGTCCTTCGAGATGTAATAAATCCGCTTGCGGATGCCGGGCAGCTCAGGCTTACCCATGCACCACGCAAGCGATTTCTGAAGAGGAGAGCAGTTAGGCATAGCAGATTGAAAATTGAAGATTGAAGATTGAAGAGTTCAAAAGTTCAAGAGTTCAAGGATTATCAATCAGCCAGTTCAACCACCTTGAAGCGGCGCTTGTCGATAGACTCAAACTGCACACCGAAGAACATGGTTGCGATGTAGGAGAGGATGAAAGGTTCATACTCCTTGACCAAAACAGACTCGATGTCGCCCATCTGGTCATAACCTACGAGCATGTTAATCTTCGGGCAGATGTGGATGAACTTAGAGCCAATCTTGTTGTACATCGGCACGATGTGCAGACGGCCATTGGAGCCTTCCACAGTGTCCTGTCCGTACTTCGTGTTGTAGTTGATGCCTCCATGAGTGAGCAGATAGCTCTCGTTGTACGCATCAGCGAACTCCTGCGTACAGAACATATAGAGGTCCTGGGCACGAAGACGGGGATCCAGCGAGAAGAGAATCTCCTTGGCGATGTCCACCGCATTGTCGTTGGTGATGGCATCGGTAAGCTTCATGTAATTGCCCTCAGAAGCGGCAATGGCACCAGCCGTGATCTCCTTGCTTGTGATGGTATCGAAGCCATCGAACAAGTCAAGAGTTGTGTCACCGTTGGGATTGCGCTCACCAGCCCAGATAGCCTCATTCAGATGCTCAGAGAGAGACTTGGCAATAAGCGCCAGCACATGCTTAGCCGTAGGCGCCTGCATCTGTCCATCTCCCTTCGTGTCACCAATTTGACCGAGGAGTGTAGATACAGCGCTGTTAGGCTCGAACTTCGCCACGACGCTACCCAAGAAAGTTTCGAGGGTGCGGAAGTCGATGTTCAGATTGAAGTCCGTAGAGCGGGAGGGTTTGTAAGGACCGAACTGAGCATCACCGGAGAGCGCTCCCACCTGTTCCTTATAGCGGATGCCAGGGCGAGCCGTCATGTACTTCAGTGTATCCTGACAGCCTATGATAGGGAGCATGAGCAGGTCGGAGCGCCACTTGGTAGCCGCTTCCTGATATTCCTGCAGAGTAAAGTTAAGTTTTCCAGCCATAATAAAAATGAAGAATTAAGAATGAAGAATGAAGAATTGAAAACGAGAGAGACTTTACGGCACGAGATTGTACAGCTCTGTGGCACGCTGACGCGTAGCGAAGAAGTCCTCGACAGCAGAATGCTTGTCCTGAGGATTATCCTTCTTTTCTGTCTCTACCACCTGCGAGGTAGAAGCACCAGGTGCCTTTTTGAGTGCATCCAGTTCTGCACGCAGCCTGGCAATCTCCTGGTCTTTGGCAGCAATAGCCGTGTTATGCTGGGCTTCCAGCGTCTGTCGCTGTTGCTCCAAAGCCTGTGCCTGAGCATCTGCTGCAGGCTGCTCCTGCTGCGTCTGAACCTGTGTACCTGCTGCAGGCTGCTGTACTGAAGCCTGAGGAGCTGGCTGCTGAGTCTGCACCTGCTCCTGCTGTTGAGTAGTGTTAGCTTGTTCCATATTAGATAATGTATTAGAGTTAGAGAAAATGTTAGTAAGTGCTTCGACAAAACGCGTGAAGATGTTGGAAGGCTGCTGCCCGGAATAGCAAGATGGGACGGGAATACCCGAAGAAGCCATGTCAGCGGCGATAGAATCCGTAATGACAGGAGCCGAATCTTCTTCGTAATCGGTAATCTCATCAACAAAGCCCCATTCGAGCGCTTCCTTAGCAGTCAGCCATCCACCTTTCTTCATCAGTGCGAGAAGATCCTCAGGGGACTTCTGACACTTAGAGGCGTACATCTGCGCGACATTCGCATCCATCTTCTCCAGATCGGACTTCATCTGCTTAGCCTCCTTGATGATGTCCGCCAGTTTGTCGCTGTTTGCCGACGCCCAGCGGAAGAACTCCACCGAGCACTTATGAACAAGGTACATAGCAGAGGAGTCAATAGAGACATGCTTCGCTCCAAGAGAAACAATCGTAGCCGCAGAAGCATTCATGCCCACATAGTGAACATGCACATTGGCGTGTTCACGGAATGCAGCCACTATGGAGAGCGCAGTGGCCAGTGACCCTCCGAGAGAGTCAATGAGCACATGCACCTCCGTATCCGGATTCTTGGAGAGCACGTAATCGACATAATCTCTGTCGAAGTCGTAGCCTCCGACATACCCTTTCAGGTGAAGATGATATTTAGAATGAGCCATAAAAATAGTGTACTAATGTGTTTCCGGCACAAAAGTACACTATAATAAATATGTAAGGAAAGACGCTAAATCAGGCAGGGAACGAGTGACTTAGGGCGTGTGAAAGTCACCTTGACAGTATTCACATGCACCTCCTTGTCAATCGTCTGTGTGATTTCCATGATAGGGTAAGGTGCTTCCTTCGTCCCGATGATATACGACTTCCCTCCAGCATCCGTAACCACGAATGCCAGAGCAGGGTAGTGGCTCAAATCGTCTGTAGTGTTGAACTGCAGCACAGTTTTCTCCGAATAGCCCCCACCCACATATTCCTGCTCAGCCTCACATGATGCATTCCCATATTGCTCAATGGAAGAGGGGAGTGGGAATATGGCAACAGGCAGTCCGGCCCGATGCTTCTCAGTGATGTTGGGTATGAGCGAAGCACAAGGCACAAAATAGATGGCTGTTATGTTAGGTAGGGACTGCTTCATAAGTGGACAAAAAGGAAATGAGGTAGTGAAAAAATTAGCTACATTTCTGCGTCTTTTGAAGATTTATGGTCAGTCAGACGATTATTCTTGCAATATGTAGCCCTACAACGCTGGAGAATCTTGGCGACAGTGTTCCAGTTCTTGTCATCTACCTCGATGCCATGTTTCTCCATCCAGTCAGAGATGACGATGTCCGTCCTCTTGACCACATTCCCGACGGTATGCAGATCCGTCCACATAGCCACCTTGAAGCGATTGCGTATGCACTGGTGCAGCGCCTTCTCACCGCGAGGTGGCAAGTAGTTATATGTACGCGTGTCTCTCAGTCGGAATCTAGGCAGCAGTATTTCCACCTGCCCAGGCAGTGCTTTAATTTGTGGCCTATACTGAGGGTCACGCGGTTGTTTCTGTAGGAACATCTGCAGGATAGCAGCTTCAGCCGAAGCTCTCTTGACGGGAATAGGGCTAGTACCGCCCATCTCATGTTTCAACCATTGGGCCAGATACGGCTCCAGTGTAATAAAAATAGTGTTTTCCATAGTATCAGCAATTTTCAAATGATTTGCAAAGGTACTGATAATCGATAGTATCTCAACTATATATTAAACTTTTTCTGAAAAAAAGATTTTTCAACTCGTGTACACCTGTTTTCGCTTCCAACATTTACAACACGTTCAACGATGTGCTAATTTATTGATATAAAATAAGATATAAATGTTGCATGTGTTGCCAGTGTTGTAAACTGCCCGATTTTGTTGTCGAAAAAAACTAATTATGAGCCATGTTGTCAGATGTTGTCAGATGTTTCCGAGAGGAAGCCTTTTAACTTATTATAAAATAAGATGTTGTATAAGTTGTAAATGTTGTAAGTAAAAAATGAGCTATCAAAATCAAATCGCTTTTTTCGGACAAAAAAATAACCCCGATTACGTGCCTCGCGGCAAATAATCGGGGTTTGCAGAAGGTTCTGCACTGAAAGAAAGAGAAGAATGTCTATAAGTCTAATGTCTGTTGTTTAGGATGAGCAGCATCATAATCTTCCTTATGAGCAGTGTCTCCATCATCATCGGATGCCAGTTCCAGGTTGATGCCATAGTCCTCTTCCAGAATACCGTAGTCAAAGCAATAGGCTTGGAATACCTTGCTCTCGGGAACGCCTTCACCGCCACTTTTGAACTTCTGAACTCCACCATGAAACACCTTGAAGCGTACCCCTTTCTTATATCCCAGATAAGCCCTGGAGTTAAGGAGATAGTATTCAAGAGAACTTTCCGAAAGGATATTATCGCCCACAGCTTTCCCGTTCTTCTTGTAAAGCATAAACAATCGGGACTTTTGGACATAGAGAACAGGATGTGCTTCCTGCCATTCACGTTTGTATTTGTCCGTATTGAGGCGGTGCAGATACTCGACACGGTAATCACCCCCGTCAACGAGCAAGTTCTCACCGACGAGATACATCACCACCTTCCAGAAGTTGGAAAGCTCATTGTTCTGCTTACAATGGGAGTTTTGAAAGCGTATGCCTTCGACACAGATATTGAACATCTCCTTATAGGAAAGTGAAGTGTCAATAGCACTCTCCAGACACCTGAACACAGTCAGCGGCGACACCCAGTTCATCATGATACGATCCTCGATATCTTTGCCCTTTTCCTTCAGGCTCTCGCTGACCTCCATCATTGTCTGATGATAGAGATTACGGAAAGAGCCTTCCACCTTCTTTCTGTGACTGAGTATCTCCAGTGTCAGATGCGTCAAGCCCTGCTTTCTGATTTGATTAAGCGTAAGGAAGTTTGCCCTTTCCTCTTCAGAGAACGATGAATTCTTAAACGAGAGGAAGATGATACGCGAGAAAAGCGCATTGTCGGCAGTCGGCATCTCCTGTCCAGAGAGAATGACGCCAGAATCGACAGAAGTCACCTCGCTCTTCTTATCCAGATCCATGTTCTTGCGTGTACGTCCCGTGCCGTCCCAGAGTCCTTTCAAGAACTCAATCTTGCTAGGCTCCATTTCATTCTTGTACTCATCAAGGTGAACCAGCGCATTTGACACAGCGGCCACCGTATCGCAAAGAGCAGGCTTGGTAGAGTTATGTATATTGGGCGGCACGTTATCAATGATGAAGAATGACATCAGCGTATGTCCCAGCTCGGACTTACCAGAGCCTTTCGGTCCGAAGAGATTCAGGATAGGGAAGGAGCGTGTCACCCTTGTCACTATGTCCCTGTTAAGCGTAGCCAGTAGGAACAGGAAACCCATGCGTCCATTGTTCCCGAAGACTCGGAAAAGATGATTCGTAAGCTCTTTGAGTGAAATTGTAGAAAGTCCCAGATGTACGAAACGCCGTTCAAACTGGAAAAGCTTCTTGTCCTTACTATAGATAGAAGAGTTTGCAGGCAGATAGTAATTGCCTTCAGGCAGTCTGACGATACCCACATCATCTGTTTTTAGGAATTTCCCATCATGGAATATACCATTGCCAAAGGCAAAGAATCCTTCGCTTTGCCATCCCAGCTGTACAATCTCCTCAGCCGAATCCGTGACCTCATAAAGCAATTCCTTCAGCTTTTGCAATTCACGATTCGTAGCTTTCCAGATGAAATTACCCAAGCCTTCGACTTTCACCATGAACCTTTGCAGAGAGCACAAATCCTCCTGCTTCAGTTCCAGCAGTTCCTGCTGTCCCCGTTCATTTTTCAGCAAATAGATACGCTTAGGATTCACGCTGTCTCTGATATGATAAAGCGGCGTCATGATGAAATTACTCCATACATACACCCCACCTTTATCAGAGATAGAGTAATAGTGTTTATCTTTCTCGATGTTGAAGCCATACTTTTTGAAAAGGTCAGAATCCTTTTCAGCCTTAGCCTTCGCTTCAGCTTCCGCCTGCTCATTACGCTGTGCATCCAGAGCCTTCTGCCAGGTGCGCTTCCCTGGAACATATTTTGTCAGTTTCGAGATATACCTGTCAACAGTTGTTTCATCAGATAGGGTAGTCATGAGCGAAGCAAGCCTGTTAATAATCTTGCTTTCCTGCTCTGCAGTCATGCCCTTCTCGAATAGGAGTTCGGCCAGCCAAAGAACGAAATCTGTTTCTTTAAGTTTATCAAACTTTGCCTTGTCTTTACAGTACGAGTCAGGATCCTTTTTCTTTTTTCCGATGGGTATCTGCTTCACAGAGACAGTAAAGCCATACTTCATGGCCGCTTCGCCAGACTCCATCACCGCCTTGATGCCAGGTCCGTATTTCTCGTTAGGCTTTGGCGGGTCAGCATCAGGCACAAAGCAGATATGTGAAGCCTTTTTCTTCAAGATAGCGCTGTGTTCTTTCGTCCAGGCAGTGCCCAAAGGAGCCAAAGTATTAGGAACGCCGATGATATGCAGACGCATACAGTCAGAAGCACCTTCCACGATGTAGCAGACACCACTTCGAGCGATTTTCCCCCATGCCGTATCAGAACCGAAGAATGAACCTTTCTTGTCATATATGATGCTGTCTTTGCTGTTCATATACTTAGGAGGCTCCTTCTCCTTGTCTTTATACTTATCACTGGGGATTGGTAAAAGGCGAGCCGTGAATCCAATGATATGCTGGTTCCTGTCGCGGATAGGAATGACAATGCGTTCATTGAAGAAGTCATACCCACCTTTGTTCTTCAGTCCCAGCTGCTCGACGATTTCCTTAGATATGCCAAGCTTATCAATCAGGCGTGCGTCTGGTGGACAATAGCCGATGAAATGTTTTTTGCAGTATTCTTCATTCCATCGTCCGTAGGCATATTTGCAAGCTGCCGCATTATTAAGAAGCTGCTCATGATAGTATTTCGCCAGGATGTCATTGGCTATGTACATTGCCTCCTTCTGTTTCCGTACCATTTCATCCTGTGCAGAAGGCTCGGACTCCTCGATATCGATGTTGTATTTCTCAGCCAGTTTCTTCACAGCTTCGGGGAATGAGCAGCCATCATGTTTTATAACGAAGCTGATGCTGTTTCCATGTTCATGACATCCGAAGCAATGGTACGTATCAGTCTCAGGCGAAACGCAAAAAGAGCCAGTTTTCTCTTGATGGAAAGGGCAGCACGCAAAGAGGTATCTTCCTTTCTGCTTTAGTTGAATGCTATAGTCCCTGACAACGTCCACGATGTTGCAGGCATCCAGAACCCTATCGATGTCAGATTGTTTAATCATTATCATTCAAGATTTCCTCATCAGGTAGGCAGGTGTAGAACAGTGTACCCTTGTTCACGAGCCATGCCACGATATGATAGTCAATCAGTTCGTACTCGAAAGTGATTTGGGTCAGACTGCCTACACATTCTCCAATGGTGATGTTCACAGGCAGGGTATGTTCCTGATTGAGCTCAACTATTTTGGCAGCGATTTTCGGCTGCACATAATACTCTTTCTTTTCCATGCTATTCCTCTTTCCCTCCCCGAATGATTTTATGCCTAATCTTCACGACAGCGAAGTTAAGTTCAATCTCTGTCTCGATGGCTTTTGTGGAAAGATTCTGCCCAATTATTTCCCCCATGAGTTCGCCCGACTTCTTTAGAAGTTCTTTCTGCAAAGCTTGACCATCAGGAGCGTGTTCCACTTTTTCCATCGTTCTTGCCATCACTCGCACCTGTGTAAATGTATTGATGATGGCGATAGTAGTATTCACTGCATTCTTTGATTTCAGGATAGTAGCCAGCATATATAAGCCACGTTCCGTGAAAGCTTTGTAGTTGTACTTTGAGTGTTTACCATAGTGCATTTCTTGTTTGGTCGAAATTTTCGACCTTACAGATGAAGACTCTTCGTCGGTCAATTCCAGTACATATCCATCAGGGAACTTTTCAATGTTATTTCTGACAGCTTCATTCACTCTTTTTGTCTCAACCCCATAAAGAGCTGCGACATCCCTGTCGAGCAGCACCTCTTGCCCCCTCACGATAATAACTTTCTTCTCCACATCTGTAGTGTTAATAATTTCGTTTGCCATACTGATAAGATTAGATGTTAAAAAATTGCCTCTGCATGCGTTCTTCGCAGAGGGCAGGCAGAGGACTTTACGCATTTAGAGTTCTTTGTGAGAGAACTTAATCATAAAGCGCGTAGCCATTCAACAATTTCGCTTTTAAGCAGGAGCCATGACTTACGTTCTTTGTGACATGGAATCTGTTTGCGTTGACACATTTTCTTTACGGCCTCTCTGGTCTTGCCGAGAAATTCGGCAGCATCATCCAAGGTCAAAACCGTATCATTACAATTTACGATTCTTTGTGCGAGGGTAGTGTTTGTCCCTTTTGCTTTAATTTGTACCATACTTGCTTTAAGTTTTAATCTTTTCGCATTTAATACTAAACGACTTCTCTTCCCAGTTGCGTTTAGTAGTTAGCTTTACACCTCTATCTCTTCCCAGCCCTTGATTGAATCTGCTGACAAGAGTAGATAATGTGTCTAACTCCTCATACTCTCTGACGAAACCCGTTTTTGTCTCGTCTGGACGGATGGAACGAATCCATTCCGTCTTCTTTTCAATGAATTGATTTTCCATTGTACATGTGTGTTTAATTAGTAATTACCACCTACGGGGGTGGATTCATTACAAATTAAGTGGAGTATTATAAATGAAATTCCACTCCCATTTACACACATGTTCTTTCTCCTGCAAAATGCAATTTGAGCCGCCTTGTTTATGCCGTTAGACTTGTTTGAATGAAGAAACCTATACATATTATTATTATATTTAAGATTTTTCTCTCAAAAATGTTTGTTTGTTTGCTTATTATTTAGTACCTTTGCAGTGTAATTAAGAGGTTTGTTATAACTATCGGACACCAGCATTTGTGATACTAAAAATTACGAATTTGGTGCAAAGTTACGAGAGTTTCAAAGTCACTGCAAGAAATTTCGGGACTGAAACGGCAAACAAACAAACCAAAAAATCTTAATTGCTCCCGTGTAGAGATATGGGAATATCAAAAAAACAAATTAAATAATAATAATAATAAACGCCTCTCTAAAGGCAAAACTCTGAAAATTGTCGTTGGATAAAATCCGCAACTGAAAAATGGTAGAAAAAGAGTATGTGTACACAAAATCAAAATCGGTATACACATCTCTTCCTAACTATCTTATAATCAAATAGTGGTTCGAATCCGACAAGAGGCTCAAAGAAATAAACTCCGCTGGCGGGGATTTAAACGCCGCACGCGGAAATTGCCAACGCCGCACGCGGAAATTGTCAACGCCGCACGCGGCGTTTTTTATGCCTTATTCTCTGGTTCAATTAGAGCTGTTCTCTGTTTCCCCCTTTTTGCTTAGGTAA